TCGAGTGTTCGAATCACTCCGTCCCGACCATATTTTGTAAAGGGAATCAGCCACTTACCGGTTTGATTCCCTTTTTCATTTTTGGCTTGCGCAAAACCCGCGCAAAACTGGCGCAAAACTATCCGGCGATTTCGCTGATGTCGAGGTCAGGAACGGCCTCCGACCAGATCACCTCGGCGTGCTCCTTCTGGTAGTTTTTGGTCATCCCCTCGCTGGCGTGCCCGGCGATTTTCTGCCCATCTTTTCCGGCTTTCTTGTACAGGTGCAGCGACAGTGCCCTGACTTCGTGGAAGCCTGGCATCTCTTCTTCCTTCCATCCTTTGTAGCAATCCGCCGCCTCCCTGGCGTCCTTGAATGCGCGCGTCAGGTAACGTTCCTCAACCTTGGTCCAGTGCTCTTTGGTCTCGGCCTGCTTTTGCCGCTTACGATCAGGTCTGCGGTGCACCAGGAATGGGGAAACCACGTTGTCACGGCAATGGCTAATCACGCGCTGCAGCTCCGGTGTCACTCTGAACCTTATCCACGCCGCGTCACTGGCTTTCGAAGTCTTCTGCTGCACCACGTAGAGATAGCCGTCCTTCACGTCTTCGAACTTCATCGCGAGGATATCGGTGCGTCGCTGCGCAGTAATCAGCGCCAGGTCGATCGCGTTTTGCAGCCAGGCGGGTGCCTTCTCCCGAATAGCCTTGAGGCCGTCCACCGTATGCCGTTTGCGGGTTTTCTTCTCGATGCGGTTGATTGTGCTCGCCGCAGGATTGTCGGTGCACAGCCCCTTGGCCGCTGCGTGGTTGAAAATGTCGATCAGCAGCGCCCGGCACTGGTTGGCCGTGCGCGGCGTCAACAGGTCGAGCATTTGAGCGATCATGCGGATGGAAATTTGATCGACAGCCTTCCCTTCAAACTCGCGTCGGAACCTTCGGAAATGCACGGCGTAAAGCCCGAGCGTGCCCTTCGACAGCTCGCGCGGCGGCAGCACATTCCTCTCGTAATCATCCAGGAAGGCGGTAAACAGCTCGGCTGATTCACCCAGTACCACGCCGACCAGGTCGGCGCCCTGCATAAATGCCAAGTTCAGTTGCTTGGCCGCATCCACAGCCTTGACCCGGTCGTAGCCGAACTGAAACCACTTCCCATCAGTCGGGCGCCGGTACCGGTATGTGCCGCGCCGGTCATCCAAGTAAAGGTTCTGCGGCAAGCCTTTGTTCGACTTGTTGCGCGGCCGTGGGACCATCATGCAGCTCCTTTCAATACCATCGCGACGAGATCGTTGCCGGCGGCTTTGTTGAATGCCGCCCAGTCGATATACCAGAGTTTGCCGATCTGCTCGCCTGGAAGCTTACCGTCTCGGATGTAGTTGCGGATTGCCTGGGGGCAGGGCGGTGTCCCATTTTCTCCCCAGCGTCGGCGCTGAAATTCGCTGATCTTTATTAGTTCACGCTTCATGGGATACCTCTTCCCCGTCCGGGGTCTATGCGGGGTTGAGTGGGAAATATTCGGTGTCGTATTCAAGCTGGGTAACGCGTTGCGGGTAGATGGTTGGCACCGCTCGCTTGAATTCGATAACCGAGTTCGGGCCACCTTTAAAGTGCTTTGCCTCGCCGACAAATGCCGCCTTGAATATCCGCAATAAGTGATCAGCAGCCTTCTCGTAATCCTCCTCGCGGTACCACGCATCAACGACGATCCCGTCATATACAGCCCATACGGTTCTTTTTGGCTGCTGCTCAGCAGTGGCGATCTTTTCGTCCATCTGCTGACGGGCGTAAAGAAGTTGGTCAAGTGTGAGGTGCTTGATCCATTCGTCAGCGCTGACCCGCATGGCGTGGCCGTATTCGCATTTTATTTCGGGCATACGAATCTCCTCGCCCGCCGTACACCGGCAGGCATGTGGATAGATGGGGAGGGGGTTAGGCCTTCATTCGACGGCAAATGCCTACCGCCGATCAGTGCTGTAAGGGAATATGCAATGAAGCACTAAAAGAGCAGTCCCAATTATCCCTTCACTTTGAGCAAAAATATGTTTGCCTCAGATATGAACTCGGAAAACAGCGAATACCTGCTTAATGAGCTCAACCTGGCCACAACAGAGCTAATGTCGATCGGCAGCACGTCCTTCGGTGGTGCGAGATGGCAAGTAGCGCATCGTCGTCAGCAGGCCGCATTTGGCATGTGGCTCCGTCATATCAGAAAAGATCCTGTGTTTCAGAGCAGGTCGAGCATCTAGCCAATCTGACCGAAGCGGGAGCCGCGGCGCGACTTGGCGAGTTCCACCTGGAGGTCATTGGCAAGCTGATCGGCGATATTCAGGCGCTGCTGTAGGGCTGACACCTCAGCCTGGAGGCGACTGGCGTGGGCGCGGTCGACCAGCTCCGTACCGGTCTCGATCTTGCGAGCGAACGGAAAGTCACCGTTGCCGATTTCCAGCATGACAGTCCTGTTCTGGCTGTCGTATCCGGCACCCATGACACGGCCCAGCACTTCCACATTGCCAGCAGGCGGCACAGTTTCACCGCGACAATGCGCCAGGCGCTCTGCAGGACAATCGCTCAAACGCTTTGCTTGATTGCTCATAACCCCTCCTGCGGCGAAACGATGCCGCTTGCCTGAATGACAGCCATTTTCAGATGGCCGGCAAGTTCGATTTCGACGGTGGCACCGCGCGAGGCCTGCCAGCCTGGCAGGAACGCCACGGTGTCACATGTGAGCATCTGGCGGGTCGCGTCACGCATGCACATGTGCCAGGGCGCGTCGGCGGGTAGCGGGTTCTCGGCAGGATTCTCGACGGTGTAACCAAGTGCGCGGAGGCGGGCGGCCTCTGCATTGAATGCGGGGTAGTTGTAATCGGGCAGGCCCGTCATGGGCCCACTGAGGTAGATGCGTTGCATGGTGGGCGCCTCGTTGCGTTACTGGATGGCGGTGCGTGCTGGCGCTGGCAGAGAGCTGTCCGACTCGATGAAACCGGTCGACTTCGCGTTGCCATCCATCGCGGAGATGAACATCACTTCCACCTTCGCTGAGTCGACGAGCACCTTTGCGACGTCGGCGACTGCCTTAGCGCGTTCAATTTCCATCGGTTTGTCAGGGTCTTGTAGCGCTTCCAGCGTGGCGAACAGGTGGTTACGCAAATCAGTCATCTTGTTTTTCACGGGAAACCTCGCTGATTGCTCGCTTGAGCCGGCCGAGCTGGCGGATGGTGTCTTTGAGCTCTGGCGGGTACCGATGGATAGTGTTGCGGCGCATGTTTTCAGCGCGCGTCACCAGCTCCAGGTTGCCAACCTCAATGTTCTGAGTGTTTCGATCTTTGAAAACTACGATGTGACCGGCTGGCACTGGGGCGTGCGCTTCCTCCCACAGGATCATGTGCACCGACTTCCAGCGCCGCTGCGGTGGCCCATCGTCCCGGACCTTACGCTGGCGTATGCCATCCTTGGTCACTCGCTCTGTCCCGATCGGCATGTGCAGTTGCGCCGCTCTGCCGTTCAGGGTGCCCGCCTTAAACTGCGTTTCTGCTGACCGTCCGCCTGAGTGAAAGCTGATGCCCTTGTTCCAGGAAGAGTGGCCTTTCTGAAACCTTGATCCGACGCCCGGGTTATTGGCGCGTCGAAGCCTGCAAGCGTGCTCGCTGGCAAGATATGCATCGCTTCTTTTCAGCCCGAGGGCGAATGCTTTGTTGTAGATCGACCAGTGAGGCCGTCCGAAAGCATCTGCCATTACCGGCATAGGCGTATCCGGATACAGGTCGCGCAGCTCGGCCACCTCCTGGGAAGTCCATAGCCTGCGGCGCTTTGCGGGCGGGGTAGCTGCCTGCCGCGCTCTCGCATTTTCGAGAGCGCGCATCGCAATTGGATTCATGCTGATCCTCGCGGGTGGCGTGATTCAGATTTAGAAAGGGGGCGAAGGTCAGGCCGCTACGGCTTGGTGTTGCGTAGCGCGCCACGGGTCGTTGGCCCGGGCGAGTGCGGCCATCGGCGGAGGGCTTACGCTGTTGCCGCACATGTGGACCTGCTCGGTCTTCGTGAACGGCTTGCCATCGGCGCCGTGCGTGATGATGTAATCCGTCGGGAAGCCCTGCGCCCGGTACAGCTCAGCCGGTTGCAGCATCCGCAGCCGGATGTCGACGATCACGTACGGCGTGCCCTTCACCATCACGGTGACCAGGCCGAGGCGATCCTTTGTGGTGATCGTCGGCGCGGGCTGGTCGCAGCCGCTCATGTTCTCGGTGCCGTAGTAGCTGATCAGGAAAGCAGCAACGCGCAGCGCTCCTTCTTCGTGCTCGGGTGAAAGTTCGAAGCTGACCAACGAGCTCTTGCCTCCGCCGCCCGCCGTGATTGTGGGAGCTGGCTCATCCAGGTCCTGGCCGACGCTGGCGCCAAATTGGCGCTCCATGAAAGCGGTGACCAGCCCGTGGTGTGTCCCTCCGGCGCTAACCGTGTGAAGCGGGTCGGCAGAATCACGGGCGTCGCAGTTGCCGCGCAGGTGCAGAAGATGCGCAGTGGCGAGCATGTGGTGCTGCCCGGTCGTAAGCGTCGGCACCGGCCCCTCGATATCGGACGGGGCATGGCCGGTTGTGTTGGTGACGAGCGTTGCCGTCACCAACTGCTGCTGACTGCCGGTGTTCGTCACCGTGGTCATCGGATCTTCGAGGCTTTTAGCCGCGGTGGTGTTGAAGCCGCCGTTCATCTGGGCCATGAATGCCGTGGCGATACCCATGGCGTGCGCGGCGCCAGCCGGGCGCTGGAAATTACCGCCGCTTGTGATGGTCGGCAGCGGTTCGTCCAGCGGTTTGTCTTCATCGTCAAACCTGAACTTCACCAGGTGCGCGGCAGCGAGGGCATGTTTCACGCCGCCGGCGACGACCGTCCCAAGCGGCTGATCGACTCCCGGCACTCGCGGCTCTTGCCCCGGGCGCTCGCCGTAGCCTGACTGAATCAGCGTGGGGCTGATCAGCGTCAGTTCGCCGCGGTTGGCGCACGTCACTGTCGGCAGCGGCTCAAGTGGATCGTTGATACGGTCGCTGCCCTGATGCGTGGCTGGTGCAATCACCGGGCTGACAACTGAGAAGGCTCCGCCTCTCGGATAGGAAGTGACGGTGCGCAGCGGCTGATTGGCTGACTGCACCGTTTCGCCTGACCAGTTGGCAATCGGCACGATGAAGGGCGCCGGATTGTCGATGACGAACTTCTTCATACCTTTCGCTACGCGCCGCAGCGTGGCGGGGGCCAGGTCTTTCTTGCGGCCAAAAATGCTTTTGCCCAGATCGGAGAAATCAATGCACTCCGCGGCGGTGCGCCAGGGCTTTTGCCCCTTGGCCGGCTTCTTGGCGTGGGTCGGCTCCGGCCAGACAATCGGCTGCCCATCGCAGCGGGCAAGCATGAATAGTCGCTCCCGGCTGGTGGGCGCGCCGAAGTCACACGCCCTGATCACCTTCCATTCGACGACGTAGCCCATGCCTTCGAGAAGGGCAACGAATCGGCGCCACGTGCGCCCGCGCTGCTTCGGATCTGGAATCAGGAACTGCTGGTCTACCGGCACGACCTCATCAGGTGCGGCGATCGCGCCACCCAGCTTGATGACGCGACCGGTCGCTTTATCTCGCTTCGCGATCAGCCGCCCCCATTGCAGGATCTGCTTCACGTTTTCCAGGCTGATGACTCGAGGCTTCTTCTTGCCTGCCCACTTCAGACCGATCCATGACAGGTTGCGGATCTCGCGCTTGCGCGGTTGCCCGCCGGCCGCCTGGCTGTGGTGGGTGCAGTCCGGCGACATGTGGAACCATCCCACCGCCTTGCCGCCACACTCAGTGTCCGGATCGCCGTCGAAGACGTCGGTGGTGAAGTGCTTGGCGCCCGGGTGGTTGATGGTGTGCATGCTGATCGCCTTGGCGCTGTGGTTCTTCGCCACGCTGACCTTGCGACCGAGCCCGATTTCCAGCCCGGTACCGGCGCCGCCACCGCCGCAGAAGAAGTCCACGACGATCTCATCGTCTTGCGGATCGAAGCCAAGGCCGTACTGCGTTTTGAAATCGAAGGAGTGTTTCTTCTGATGTGCGGACATGTGAAGCTCCTCGCCAAAATTGGCGTTCGGAAATCTAGGGAGAAGTTAATGGCGAAGCGGAAGATTTATTCGCAGGGCGAATTCGATGGGGCTTGTTTTCTTTACAGCGTTGCGAATGCGATACGCGCTGTCACAGGAAAGGGAATTTCCCGAGCGGATTGGCAACGAGCGGTAAGCGGCATGCCGTTCGAAACCACAGAGTTTCTTGACGGTTTCGGCACGGGAAAACTTGATAGATTTCCGGATGCGCTCTCAGTCTTCGCAGGTTCATTTGCGCGAAGCCTTCGATCAACTGTGGCTATAGAAACATTGCCTAGGCTCACAATTGGCGATATCACGGCTGGAGTAAGCTCAGGCAAGGTCGCTATTGCGTCCATTGACGCTGGCGACCATTGGCTGGTCATACTTGACGTCGTAGACGGGGTGGCCTTCTGCGCGTGCTCTTGGGAAGTCAACTCAGGTAGAGCCACCTATGACGAGCTTCCAACTGACAATGGGCATATCTACAACCTAGAACGGCCGGTCGCAGACCTGAAGCTTTGGAAAGGGCCCGGGTTTCTCTTGCATCGCACCTAATCAGTGAACTGAGCGGCCCGTAGCTCGGGGTCAACGCGAGCCCCTGGTAGGGCTCGCGTCTTACTCAGTTAAAGGATGCCGAATTTGATCTGAATACACTTCAGGGCGATGGCGCCCCAAAACAGGCCAGCGGAGAAAACTTCGGTAGAGGTGTATTCGTGGTTACGCATATGTCATCTCACTATTGGGTAACAGGCGACATGCCTGCATCTTCATAGTGGTAAGCCCTAGGCCACCTTTTTCGGGGGTAGGGCATAGTTTTTTTGAAATTAATTTCAATCTCCACAAAAGCACTCGATAGCCTCGCCGTGGTCGGCGAACATGTCGAATTGGGTGTCAGAATAGTCGAGCATCTGCTGATAGCTGGGTCGGTCGAAGCGGAACAGCGCGCCGTCACCGGTCACGCTGGTGCTGGACACAGCGGTTCGCTCCATGCGGGCCCACCATTCGGCCTTATTCCTGTCGCTGGCGATGATCGAGTAAACCTGCTTCGCGCCTTTCAAAAAGCACAGGTCGCAGTTTCCCTCAAGGGTCCGGCCATTGATGGTCGGTAGCCTCAAATCGAAAGGCTGAGATTTCCAGAATTCCGTTACGTCTTGAACTCCCACTCCGGCATCCGCCAGCGGCATCACCATAGTTGCGTGCTTGCTCTCGCTGGTGGTCTTGCGGTGCCGGATCTTCGCTACTCGCCTGGGCTCATCCGCGCGGATGCCGGTCATCATCTCCACCGGCGTATCTTCGGTGGAGCAGCCGACCATCCGCAGGTATTTGTGGATGACCCTGATCTTCAGATCGATGGTGCAGAACCTTGTGACCGGATTCGGCAAGTAGCTGCGTTTCCTGATCAGTTCCTCGAACGGCTGCCCGTTGCGGCTGGCGGTTTCGTAATTGACGATCGCGAATCCGCGCTCATCGTCCCGGTACTCAAGCCAAACGATCGGTACACCCCAGCGCTCGGAGCATTCCTGTACGAAATCCAGAGTGGCGGGGTGCTCCTTGCCGGTGTTGGCGAACGTGACGATCAAATCGCCCAGGTCATCGTTGCTGTCCAGCACCTGGCGCAGCATGTACGCGCTGGTCCGGCCGCCGGAAAAGCTGACGACCGTCGTCCCGGACATTCTGTAGGGTGACATGGCTAATCCTCGCCAGTGGCGTGATTGGTCGAAGTGGGGTATGTATCGACTCGCTGATGAGCCGACGGGGAATTTATGGATATCGCAAACGCGCTTAACGTCGCGTCATTTGGGATCGGCCTGCTATCGGCGGGGCTTTGGATTAAGTCCGCAACGGTCAAGGTGGCGCCGCCGCCAGAGTTCGACGGCAAACCTGACGGGATGTACCACGGTTACATAATCGTCAAAGGCGCTGATCTTGTTCCAACAATGGGGAGGCAATCCGCGTTGAATAGCGCCGCTGCGCTCGCGGCCGCTGCAACTGTGCTGCTTCAGATCGCTGCTAACGTTATGTCCCACGGCTGCTGATTCCCTACGCTGTTCGCGCATGGTTCGATTCCATGCGATGGGAAAAATGGCCTACGCTTACCGCTCCACAGGAAGGGATACGGTCATGATTTCAGATAGGACGAAAGCGCAGGGACTAGCACTGGCTTTGAAAGCAGTGCTCAACGTGGCGAAAAAGCGCGGGCTCGATCTGGATGAGTTAACAGAAGCCGCTGCTGACGAGCTACTCCAATACCGCGCCTATCAGTCCGAGCATGTGCCGATGGCTATCAATGAAATCGAGGCGGCAGTTGATGCGTTGCACGTAGACCGCTAGTCGTGCGCGAGCTCGAATGCGAAGATCTTTTTGACGGACCAAAACTCTACGGAGTGTCACAGGGAGATTCATGTATGGCACCCGTCACGAAATTTATCAGCAAGCGCAGCCCTGAACTGTTCGCCGCGGCAGCGGAGCTTCGGCTTTCACTTCACGCGGTCCAGGATCTTGTCAGGCAGGGTATTACGAGTGGCTATGAGTGGAACCAGGCCGATGTCCGCCAGCAGGAGGCCACCGCCGAGTGGCGTCGTGCGCTGCGCAGGAACCGCGTTTCCCTCTGATGGTGCGTTGTCAAGATTCCACTTTTATCGAAATGAAAGGACGTAAGTCATGAACGAAGACAGGGAAAGGGTTTTGCGGATGGCGCTGAAGGCGGTGCTGGTTGCGGCGCAGGAATGCTGTGTTGATATAGACGAGCTGACGGAGCTGGCAATTCAATCGATCTACGGCGAGCAGTTCTACAACCCAGCGGATGTGGCTGAGGCGACAGTGGCGATCGAGGCGGCGGCTGATGCGTTGCCGGTGATCCACTAATCGGGCCGACTTCGGATATCTATGGCAGCCCGGCGTTATGCCTGCTTCACGGGCCGGATGCTTCGGGCTATCCCGGGCGTCTTCGTAAGGGCTCCCTTCTTGACCAGCGCCGCGACGCGTTCACCTATTGCGTTGACGTTCACCTGCTCGGCCTTAGCAATCTCGGCGATGGTAGGCGAGTAACCATGCTTGCGGATGTAGCTGCGAATGAAGTCGAGAGTTTTTGCCTGCGCCTGTGTCAGTTCACCTTTCGGCACCTTGTTCTCCCTCCAGCTGGGCCCATGAGCTGCACAGGCAGCGTCGTAGTTATGTTTGCATGACATCGACCGTGCGATGCCACGCTTGCGTTACATGTCAGGCCGAGAAGCTGCCAAGCGCGAGTTTCGCCGCCGCGCCGATCTTGTCTTCCAGCACTGACTTGAATTCCTGTGCGATCGCTTCGCGCTGCACTTCCTCGCCGACCCAACGCAGTTTCAGGACCGGTGCTTGCCCGCTGGTGATGACGGAAATGCGCAGGGTGATGAGCTGCTCGGTCAGGCCTTCGAATGGCACGACGTGGAAGTGCAGCGCCGCCGGCAGGGTTTCTTTGCTGCGCGCCTCGATCTGGTCCATCGCACTGCGGCTGGCGCTGGTGTCGCCGACCGTTGTTTCCGATTCGCTGGTGGCCTTGATGGTGATGGTGCGTACCGCCGCGATTGCCTTGGCAATTGGAATGGCGGTGCCTGCTTCGTCAACTGGCGTCAGGTACTGGTGCCAGTCTTCGATCCAGTCGCTCAGGTCTTTCTGGGCAAGGCGATTGCCTGAAACCTGCTGCGCCGCGGTGTAGCCGGCAGTTGCCTTGAGCTTCAATACGGCGCGGTCATCAGCGTGGCCAGGCTCAGAAGCGGTGCCGAGGTTGAACAAAAGGACGCAGCTCATTTCCTCCTGGTTGATGAAGCCACGCGCGCCAGCTGCGGCGCGGTCGGCCACGTAGGTGCTGAAGTCGGCCAGCGCGTGGGTGGCGTAGGTACCACGGAAGCGGCTACGACCAGCTTGGTACTTTTCCAGATCCACAACTTTGGTACCTTCCGGCAGCAGTGCGGTGGGCGTATCAGTAGGCAACGACTTGCCGGTGGCTTCCAGCGCGGTGTCGGTGATGAGTTGAATCGCTTCTTTGCTCAGGGACATGTCACAAGTCTCGTGTGGGAAGGGAGGTATTAGGTGCGGGGCTTGATGGGTGCTTCGTCACGACTGAACAGCTGGTCGTGCTTTTCCTGGAAGAGCGAGATCCTGCCGCCGGTACCGACATGCATCGGCGTGTCGAGGCTGGTGTTCTCGCTGCGAGTGCCGCGCTTGGTTGGCACCTTGTAATCGAGCTTGTGCTTGATCTTCACTTGGTGGGATTCGCCAATCTGGCTGAAATCCAGAGTGATGACCAGCTTGCCGGCCTTGCCGTGGTCAACCACGCCGGCGGCTACTTCGGAGAGGGCGTGCCCGATTTGGCTGGCGAACGCCCCGCCGTTCAGCTCTTCGAGGAATTCGGCGGTATCAGTTGGTGTGGACATGCGTGTTTCTCCGGTGGGGCCGGGAGCCCGCTTGGTGGGAGTTTGTGTTGGGATGCTCGTTTGTTACGCTGCGGCGTCTTGATGATCCGCCTCACGCCGCCTTCACCTGATTCCAAGCGCCAGCCTTGGTGAAGAGCTTCGCGGCTTGGGGTTCGTCCAGCGATACAGCGGTGGGTATGGCGATCCATCCGGAAGCGACCATGTGCTGCTGGTTGCAGCTGGCGCGCAGTTCAAGGTAGTGATGCTCGATGGCGTCTGTGAGCTGCTCGACCTTGTACATGCCCTGCGGGGCTATCTCGACCGACTTCACGTACTCGCCGCCGCGCTGGTCGATGCACATCACGCTGATGTAAATCGTCCAGGTGTGGGCCACGTCGAAGATCGCATTCGCGACCCGGTTGCTGATGATCTTCTTGCAGTTTTTCCAGTTCACCATCATCTGCAGGCCGCTTGGATCGATATTCACGACGGCGACATGGTTGGAACTCAGCAGTGCGCGGCACGAGCGCTCAATCCGCGCATGCAGGTTATGCGGCTTGCGTTTGCTCATAGGGCCTCCGCAAGTTCCCGAAAAACTCGCCGCTCAGCTGTGGTGGGCTTTTTGCGGCGACGTTTCAGAACAGTCGACGGGTCCACTGTTTGTGTGCGGGCTGGCGGTTTTGGCTTGCCGTAAAAACCAGGTGCAAGGTGGAACTGTCCGCCGCGCGCCTCAAAGGCTGCAATTGCTGCGGCAATTCGGGCGGAAGTCTCTTCGTTTTCTTTCACAGCGTTCAGATTGAGGCTGATCATCGCACCAGCCTCAGGATGGGCTGTGCCTCTAGCTGCTGCGCAAAGTTGACAGCCTCTTTCCAGTTGCTGAACGCGCCGCGGAGAATGCCGGTGGTCAGCTCAACGACGCTATAGGAGTTGCGTGCTTTGCTTAGTACCTGAAAACGAACTTTGCTGCCAGGCATAGCCCGGTCGGTGCGCTTACTGAATTCACCTCGGGCGGCGCTTGAACGCTGGAGCAAAACCCCCAGCTCAACGATGCGGTCTTGAAATGCCTGGTGCATGGCGATTCCTCTTGTGGTTGTGCGTTCATTCGTCAGCACTCTGGCCGCCTGACGTAGGCCGATTGGGCGCAGGGGAGAGTGCTGACGGGTAAACGCTGGGTATAAAAAAGCCCTGTCGACGCAGGGCTTTTCACATCTCGCTGGTTCACAACGCCTCCGTACGTGAACCTTGCTTGCCGGCGCCGCCTGATGCGGTAGGCCGGGGATTAGTCGTTTACATGGCTGCAAATCCTCCGTGTTGCGTGACGACTGCAGGGGGCCTATGCAGTCGGAGCAGGGGGCCGCTTTCGCGATGTGGTCTCGTCCGCATCGGCAGATGCCATGTCCGGTGACCAAGCCGGGCGTGAAAAGCCAACATGGCATCTGCCGATGCAGCCTGGGCAGCGTCGAAGCGTTCCAGGTATCGGGCAGTTAACGTCAGGCTGACGCTGGCGCTGGTTGTCTATCGGAAGCGGGATTCCATTTCCTGATGTGATGCCTGGAGCTGGCTAATGAGTTGCAGCCGGTCAGCTCCTGATAGCTGCCCTGCGGCGTACAGCAGTACCTCCTTCAACGAGCCCTCATGAGCGAGCAAAGGGGCGCCGTCCTGATCAATGCACAGCTCGACCGTACCTGCGGCCTCGTTCAGCCCAGTGTCGTCAGGTTCGCCGATGCCAATATTTCCACCGCCCGGGCGCTCAATCGTCTTGAGCATCTCGCGCTGAAGTTCACCGATGGCCCAGGCCGACGCCATGATTGCCAGCTCACGGCAACTGGCGTTTTCGGTAGAGAACCCGTGAACCACAACCATTCCCTTCTCAACAATCACTCGGCCAGGCCAAGTGATCCGCATCTCATCACTGCTTTGCATGGGTTGCTCCGTTGATTTCATCCCGCTGCGCACTCTGTGAATGCACAGGAGGACGGTTCAGGCGACAACCTTCACCGGCGTGAAGCGCGAGGGGCTCCAGTCGCAGGATTCATCAGCAGGTATGTGGCCGAACATCATCGTGCACCGTCGGCAGTGGGCGCAGTCGCCGCAGGTCTTGCCTTCGGGCAGGTTCATCTTGTCCTCGTTGTCGGCCGAGCGGGGGTAGGGTGCTCTCTGTTCAGTGGTCATCTTCTGTTCCCTCGGTTGATTTCCCGTCTGGCCCTGTTGCCAAGGCCAGCCAGTGAAATCGGTATGTCCGTTCTGCTTAAAGAGCTTTGTTCCAGTCGATCCCTTGTCGGGGCTGGGAGACCACTTCGCTGGTCCCTGGCTATCTGGCGGCTTCACCAGTCTTGTGTTCGATCTGTGAGGCCCCGGAAAAGGGCAGCTGCGTCTCGATGTGCAAACAATAAGCCAATGCCTAATGCATGTAAATAGGTAATGCCTAACTATTTTCACCTTGATCGCAGCGTGGGAAATCGAGCCGGTTGGGTGTTACTTTTTTGGATCCGCTGCGATAAGCTTTGCCTACTGTATGGATATACAGCATTTCCTAAGGAGGATTTATGGCGCGGCAGAACGACAAGAAAGAGGCGGCACCCAAGCCTATGAGCGGCATGGAGCGGCTATCACTGCGCGTGTCGTCGATGATCAACCACCCGATCGCCCAGGAGCGTAGAGAGGTCAGGATTCATCGGCTGGATACGGACGGGGAGAGGGAGTGGGGCGAGATCGTTAGCGCGCTGTCAGAGGCGGACGGGATTGAGCTGGCGCACAACCACGAAGATGCGTCGATTACGTTAAGGTGGGAGCCCTCACCGGATGACGAGAGGCCCGCCCAGGCTGCTGATCCATTTGAGCCTGAAGAGCCTGCACCTTTCTAACGGAAACAAAAAAGCCCGCTCAACTGGCGGGCTTCAGTCTGCGGGAGCGGGATAATTAAATTAGGTCTTCTAAGAAAACTTCCTTGATCTCATACCTTTTTTTGGAAGGTACATAACGCTCGATTACCTCAATATTTGCTTTTATCTTAATCTTCCCGTGTATGGCGGAAGGGTCTATGCTTTCGTCGAGTTCAAGCTTAGTACGATTTTCTATGAGGCCTGGTATCGTTCCAGCCCAGCCCTTGGTATGGTTATGCCGGTCGCTTGCATCAATCAGCACGTCTACATTTTTATAGTTAGTAGACCGCTCAACAGGAATCGGTGCCTCATACTCGCTCGGTAGATCATCGATGATGTCGCGTTCAATGTTAAATTCTTCGTGTCCAGGTATCTCTATGGTCGCGGTTTTGTCTTGGGATGCCGGCTTAAGGACATTGAATGCGTCTTTGCCTAAGCTTTTCTGATCAGGAATCTTTTTGATCGCTGCCTTCATTTGTTCTTCTGAAATACCGATCTCGGTGCCCGCCTGGAAAATAACGCTTTGATAGGCCGTGATGGTCGATGAGGGCTTACTAGCATTTCCTGGTGACAGAATCTGATACGCCCCTATGGTAAGCAGGCTACCGACGCCGAGCGCAACGATGTCTCTAACCACGCCCTTTTCTCCTAATACTTCTTTGGCTATTTGCTTGGCCCTCTCGGTTCGCTCGTCTGTTCTACAAAAGAACTTAACGATGAAGTCGAGATCAAGGCTTCCACTTTCAAGGCGCTCCACATAGACTTCTGTGCTTTCGATCTTGAGCGTTTCAAAACGCGCCTCCAGAAAGACAGGCGTTCGTTTGATCAGTTTCTCGATCGATTTTAAGCTATCAATGATGTCATTGATAGGAACTGAGTCCTTAGTGGTGTACTTAAATCTATAGCCTGTCTCAAGTGTGTAGGTGTCAGACATCGGTAGTGCTCCCTGCAAGTTCTATTCTAATATTTGGTAAACTCAGCAGCGACCACGTGAGGTCGTCTGGTTATATTTGGGCTTGGCCAAATCACACCAAATTCCCATTCCACACGAACAGCACGCGAGCCTGGATAAAGGTCTCGTCGATTGAGATGTCCTCGGCCTTATGCTTCCGGTTGTCCGAGATCATCTTGAACTTGTCCTTGCCCTTCATCTGCAGCCGCTTGATGTACTGGAAGCCACCGTACGAAAAGTAGTAGATCCCGTCGCCGATGAATTCCTTGATGCTGATGTCAACTAAGCACGGATCGCCATGCTTGATGGTTGGCGTCATCGACTGACCCCAGCCTGTGATCACCTTCAAGTGGTAGTGCTCTTTGAACTCGACACCCATTGAGCGGAGTTGGGAAGGGCTGACCCGCACGTCCTGGAGCAATTCCGGAAAGTCGTGGGCCACCTCACCGTCACCCAGCGCGCCGCGCACGTCGTAGTGAGCAATCCAAACTTCATCACCGACCTTGCCGGGCCTGTAGGCATCGTTCACCAAGACGCTAACCGTTTGATCCGGATCGTTCCCCTCAGCGATCGCCAAAATCCGCTGCAAGCGATCGTCGCCCAGAGTCTTCCCTGCCAGCATCTGACGGACCTTGTCCGCCGCAGATGATGCCGGGGCTTCTTCCGCAACCGAGTAAACAGGTCGCTCTTCATCTTCAACATTTGAGTAGGAAAAGCCCGGGCGCAAACCCCAGTGCTCCGGCCCCACCACGTCTGAAAAATAGGCGATGACGTCCATCAGCTTCGACTTATCGATCCTGCCGTTATTCACCCAGCCCTGAACCGACGGAGGCTTCACTGAGAAGTCGTCTGCGAGTTTCTTCTTTGATACGCCCTTGGCGATCCGCGCGGCCTCGATGGCGGCGCCTAAATCCGGTCCGGTAAGCATTGCCTAATGTAGCCTTTTGGTTAGTTGGTTAGGCAATGGCTTGTACTTGGATAAGGTAATGCCTTATATTCACACCGCAATCTCCAGGAGAGAACTCAATGAACCCAGCAGAAGCAGCCAAAAAAGCATCCCGCTTGCTCGGCAGCCAAGCGGAGATGGCGCGCCGACTGCGGGTCACTGCGCCCACGGTCAACCAGTGGTGTTCCGGAGAGCGCGCCGTTCCTGCTAAGCGCGCCGTCGAAATCGAGGCGCTCACCGGAGGCGCAGTTGATCGCGCCGACCTTTGCCCTTCTTTCCCATGGGCGCAGATCCAGCCTGCGTCAAGCCAAGCCCTTTCTGTCGCCTAACTACGCCACCACCTTGGTGGGTTGTTAGTTGGTGGAAACATTTTGCAACGCGTGATGGCATGCAGCCACATAAACAAATTCGAGGTTTTAGGAATGCAGGAATTTCTGAAAGCGTGCCACGCAGTGGTTCAGGACGCTGACACCAAGAATCTAGCGACCCTTATGGGTATGCCTTCGATAAGCCTGCTTCAGCGCGCCAACGCCGAGTACGACAACGCTTGGTTCAACGTGAAGCACCTGTACGCACTGATTCTCCATTCGGAAGACATGCGGCCGCTGCATGCGCTCGCGGGCGAGTTTGGCTACGTGATTACGAGAACAGAGGCGCCAGCTGCCATCGACGTCCACCAAGCGCTGGGCCGAGTTGCGTTGGAATTCGCTGAGCTCACCGTCGAGACCCATTCGGCTATGAGTGACGGTCGGGTTGACCAGGTGGAGCGCGCCCGACTCATGAGAGAGATCAGCCAAATCAAGGCAGCGATCGAGCAGTACGAAGCATCAATTAAGGCCGCCTGAATTCCAGGCACAAAAAAGCCGACGGTCGAGGTCGGCTCTTTCTACAGCGTTAGCGAGGTCGATTATGCACACCCCGAACCCCCAGAGCAATACCCGGACTGATTCGTCAGTTTCTCCTATCCGTCAGGGCATGACGCGTCAGTTCATGTCTTCACGAGAGATCGCCGCGGTTACAGGAAAGCGGCACCCGGACGTGAAACGCGACATTCAAACCATGGCCGCCGACCTCAAAGAAGATGTGAGCAAATTTGCGCGCATCTATTTGGACGGGATGAACCGCAAGCAAACTGAGTACCTGCTTGACCGTGAGCATAGCGATTGCCTGCTCACCGGTTACAGCGCACCACTTCGCATGGCAGTCCTTCGCCGCTGGCGCGAGCTCGAAGAGCAGGCAGCCCCAAGAGTCCCTGCGAATTTCGCCGAGGCGCTTCAGCTCGCTGCAGACCAGGCCAAAGAAACCCAGCGCCTGATAGGGGTGCTCGAACTCCAAGCCCCCAAGGTCGCGGCAATCAATCGCCTCGCGGCCGCGGGCGGTTCGATCTGCATCACCGATGCCGCTAAGCACCTTCAGATTGCGCCAAATCAGCTGTTTGCCTGGCTCGAAGCCCATCGCTGGATATTCCACCGCGGCGGCTCCAAGCGTTGGACTGCCTATCAGCCTCAGATCACCAAAGGCTTCATGGTGCACAAGGTGACCGAGCTCAAACCTGATGCTGAGACTGGTGCTGAGCGCGCCGCATACCAACCCCTGATCACCCCGAAAGGCCTGGCATATCTGGCCGAAAAGAACATTGGAGCCGCGCAGTGAGCGTTCAAGCAATGTCATGGGCTCTCGCACTGCCGAAGGCTTCCCTCGAAAACCCTGCTGCCCGTCACGTGCTGCTTTGCCTCGCGAACTATGCGGGTAGCGACGGACGTGGGGCCTTCCCGTCTGCGCTGACCCTGTCAGACGACACCGGTCTTTCCGAACGCACCGTACGCCTGAAACTGGATGAGCTGGAGAAGGCGGGATTCATCACCGAAGGCAATCAGGCCATTGCTGCTGCCTACATCGAGCGCCGCGACCGCCGTCCAGTCGTGTACGACCTCCAACTTAAACGGGGTGCAAATGCTGCACCCCGTAAAGAACGGGGTGCAGATAACCGCACGGGGTGCAGCTCACAGCAGAACGGGGTGCAGGAAAACGCAGAACGGGGTGCAGCAGCTGCACCCAATACACCACTTAACCATCAATTAACCGAAGAGCAGCAGCTGCAGCGTGATTTGGCCGCTGAGGTTGCCGAGCAAGACCTCGCCGCCGCCGAGTGCCCATCGCCGAACCAGCGTTTCGCCATGTTCGCTGCCTGGGAGCCGAATGCCAAAGCCTTGGCCGACCAGATCGCAATCGCCGGCACCCCGGCAGACTCGGTGCCGGATGCGGCAGTCCGATCGTTCAAGGGTTTCTACGCTGCCCGCCCGGGCACTGTCGACTCTGCGCATGGCTGGTGTTATCGCCTGGTGCAGTGGGTCAAGCGGGAGCGCGTCAAAGCGGCCGGCCAAGGCCAGGCACCAGATTTCGACGACACCAGCTGGGCTGAAAACTTGGGGGGTCTGTAATGAAGTCCGTCGCGAGCATCATGCAGCAACTGCCGAACGTTCCATCTGCCGAGGTGGCTCCGCTCAAGATCGATTCCGGTACGGTCCATGTGATCAACCAGCTGTTCCGTGAGCTGATGGCGATTTTCCCAGCGTGGAAGCAGGCTTGGCCTGACAAGGAAGCCATCGGCGCGGCAAAGGCCACCTGGACCAAGGCTTTCATGGCCGAGAACATCACCCGCATTGAGCAGATCCGCTTCGGCATCGAGCAGTGCCGCAGGCTGGGTTCGGACTTCGCGCCGAGCGTGGGCAAGTTCATCAAATTGTGCCAGCCCACGCCGGAAATGCTCGGCATCCCTTCGCTGGACAAGGCTTTCCGCGAGGCCTGCCGCAACGCTCACCCATCCATGGCCGGGCAGGGCAGGTGGTCGCATCAGGCTGTCTGGCACACAGCGAAGGAGTGCGGGTTTGAACCGCTCAACCGCCTGGAATCCTCGCTCGCCATGAAGCTGTTCGAGCGCAACTACGTGATCACCGTCCGCCGCATGATCGAGGGTCTGCCATTGCAGGCGATGCCCTTGGCCCTGCCGGCCCGCGCTGATGCCCGGCGCACTCCCGATATCGGAAACAAGGCCTTGGCCGAACTGCGCGCCCGCCGCGCCGGAGCGTCAGCATGAGCGATTCCAGACTTGCCCCGCCTGATCCCGCGGCGTTCCGTTACGCGGTCTACGCGTGCTCCTCGAAGATCGATCTGTCCAATCCACCGGATCCAGCTGTCGCGCTATTCGATCGCAAAGGCGTTGCCGAGTCGTTCGGCCGATTGATGTGGCCCAGCACCTTTGAAGTCGTCGACCTGATGGAGGCTGCCCGATGAAAACGATCAGGGCTCTCGCCAATGTCGCCCGGTGTTTCATCGCTTTCATGGGGGCCAGCTACGACGGGTCTGTCCCTCCGGTTGAATCTCAGTTCGGGGTGTGGATTTGATGACCGAGCAAACGAAGTTCACCAAGGCCGCGCGTGGCCGCGATTGCCAGATCCGTGTGTCGGGTGTGGGCAATGGCAATCCGGAAACCACGGTGCTGGCTCACATGCGAATGGCCGGCACGCGCTGCGGCATGGGTATGAAGCCGCACGACCTGCAGGGCGCCTGGGCGTGCTCTGCCTGTCACGACGCCGTCGACGCTCGCAGCAAAACGGAATTCACCCGCGAGCAGCTGAGCCATATGCACATGCAGGGCATGGTCCGGACCATCGACATTTTGGTGAGCGAAGGGAAGGTGGCGGCATGAGCGCCTCCCGGATATGGATCTGCATAGCAGCCATCACCCTGGTAGCCGCAATCAGCACAGGCCACAAAGGCGGAGAGGTTGTGAAACCGGCACCGGCGCTGTCTTGCACTCTCAAAAAGCCAGGCGATAGGTGCGTGTTCCAATGACTTGGACCCAACTGAAAACCCTCCTAAATACTGTCAAGGTTCTGCATGACGGCCGCGGCGGCTTCGCTTTTTCGTCGGTGCGTGTTACCGCGAAGAGCACAGGCCAATGAAGCTGTTCAAGCCCAGGACTACCCGCGCGAAGCCGGTCGACCGAGAAGGCCTGGAGCAAGCAGCGCTGATCAAGGAGCTCGAACTGCGCCTGCCGGCCGTGGCCGCTTTGATCTACCACGTCCCCAACGGCGGGCACCGGCATAAGCTGGTCGCCATTAAGCTGAAAGGGCAGGGCGTCAGAGCGGGCGTGCCCGATCTGGTGTTGCCGATGGCGCGTGGCGGCTATTTCGGCCTTTACCTCGAGTTCAAGGCAACGGCGCCGAACGATGCCGCGGTATCGGCCAGCCAGCACGCGTGGATTCGGCGGCTGAATGATCAGGGCTATCTGGCGATCGTATGCCGGGGCCATTTCGATGCGATGGAGCAAATCCGCGCTTACCTGCGACTCGCCCCGACAGTGGTGGCTGCATGACGATGACCGTTGCGTTTTCCGATGCCGAGCTGCGCCGCCGTGCAGAAGACCCCGCCGCGGTGCTGATGCGTGATCCACGGCACCCCGGGCTGTATTTTCGGTTCACCGAGGCGCGTCCGCGCGGGACGTGGAGTCTGGTGGTGCGCAAGAAGTGGTTGCGGATCGGCTCATACCCTGAGTTGTCGGCCAAAGCGGTGCTGGCAGGTCTGCCTGAAACTCGGCAGCGGCTGTCCGCCGATGCAAAGGCCACTGCCGCCATTTCCCCGTGGGCCACCCTTGGCGAGCTGCTGGCGTGGTACAGCGACAGGATGAGTCGCGACCGGCACCTGTCGGCCAAGCGGAAGGCTACGGCCAAGTCGGCCATCGCCTGCCACCTGATACCGCGCGTTGGCGACCTGGCGCTGGGCGAGATCGACCGCGCAACGCTCGACACGAAGCTGATGTGGCCGCTGCAGGAAACGCTGTCGCTGGAATTCGTGCGGCTGATCTTCGCGCTGCTGGTGCTGGCCTGCCGCCAAGCGCACACGTTGGGCTCGATCCCGGCCAACCCAATGGCGGGGATGAAGTTCAGCGACTTTTCGAAGACCAAGATCAAAGCCAAGTCTGCCCGCCTGCGTGGCGTCCAAGTGGAAGGCCTGCTGGGTCAACTGGCTGAGGCATTCGAGCGGCGCCCGGCCGACGGCATGTTGGCCTTGATGATGCTCTGTCACGGCACACGTGTAGGCGAAACCCGAATGGCGCTCTGGTCGCACATCAGCTTGGCTGACCGCACGTGGCATCTGCCGGCCGCACACACCAAGACCCGCGTCGAGCATTCGCTTCCACTCACTGAGCAGGTTTGCGCGCTGCTGACTCAGTACCGCGCCCGTCAGGCCGCCACCGGCTACACCGGGCAGTACCTGTTCCCGGCACGGCACGGCAAGGGCATGAGTGAAGGGCAGGCCAGCATGGTGTTCACGCAGCTCGGGCAGGGCGAGTGGACCAGCCACGACCTGCGCAAGTTGGCTCGAACCGGCTGGGCAGATCTCGGCATCGACTTCCTGATCGGCGAGATGCTGATCAACCACGCCATGGGCCATAACGTACAGGCCTACATCCACACCACCGTGGAAACCCGCAAACGCGAGGCGCTGGAGAAGTGGCACGCCCATTTAGACGCCAAGGGATTTATCGCCATTCACGGGTTGGAGGGAGTCGAAAACAAAGAGTCCAGCCTTCAGCCACAGGCCACGGCCCATATGGCCTGCAACCCTATTCAAGAATCAACCATAGGCGAGGTTTCAAAATGCTGATTTTGGTCGATCCGCGCCGCAAGCTGGCAGTGCAGCCAGGCGATATCAGCTCAATGCAAGTGGTGTTGAGCCCCGGCGGCCGGTGGATTTTGGAGCTCCACATGATGTCCGGCAGAGAGATCGTGATCCCGGCCAGCAACGACAACGGCCAAGTCGATCTGACCGCCATCCACGCCCAACTGATGGAGGCCAGCAAGTGAAGAACCACGGCCCTGCATTCAGGAAACAGCTGAAGCCGTTGATGGAGTGCGCGACATGCCGCGGCGCCGGCGTCGTCAGCGGCGTTTTCCATCAGCTTGACTGCGCAGCCTGCAACGCCTCGGGCTGGGTCTGCCAGTCAACCGGCGACGCGCTGTCACTCGAAGACCTGGTGCCACAACTGAACATGAAGTTGCGCCACATGGCCGCCGAGCTGAACCGGGTACGCCACAGCCAGGGCGGCGCGCACGAACAATACGAACAGAACAATCGCCGCGGTGCCGGCGGCTCGAATTACACCGGGGATTAAGGGGCAGACCATGAGCTTTTATCGCGACGTTCAGTCAGCAGTAGTGAGGGCGCTCGCCGCCGAAACCATCAACAGCGCGGGTGGGTGCGACTTCGAGCCAAAGGTTCAAGCCGCTAAACAGAAGGGGGAGATCGTTGGCAAAGAGGCAGCTTTTCTAGTTGACTGCATGGTGTTCAGCCGTCTCCACAAAAACCTAGCACCTCACCACTGGCGCGCCTTGGTCGCGAAGTACTCGACTCATACGGACCGCAAGCACGCAGCAATAGTTGAGCTGGTAAAGCAGTTCCAGTCGCCTGCGCCTGAGCGTTTTCGTCACTGTGCGACTGTGACCTGGGCAATGCCGCGGCTCGCCGGCGTGGAAGGTAAGCGCAGCACAAGCGTCCTGCCGGCTGGCTGGTACGACATGGACAACTGGAGCGATGAGCCTCGCCCGATCAAAACACAGGAGCGGTGGAGGCGCGATATCCGCAAGAGCTTAGAAAGCGTGGTCGATCAGGCTCTGATCGAGGTTCAGCACATTCTCGACGATGAAGGGCTGTTAGTTTCAGCGGTCGCTTGACTGCCATTGCTCCAATGAGCCATTATCGCCTCATCCTGTCATTCCTGCGCGTTTAGGAGTGGTACAGAAAGCCCGGCCTCTGCGCTGGGCTTTTTTATGGCTTGCGATAAGATCAATTGGATCCATGTATTCCATCAGCGCAGACGCGAGGCGTAAAATCCGAGTTCAATCGTGCGAGTCCCGCGTGATGAATTCATGGACGTATCAAATGCGTAAAATCGTCGCCATTGCCGCACTTCTGCTGGCATCCGCAGCATCTGCTGATAACCGAGTCACCATATCTGATGTGTCGGTCGGCCCGGCGCCAGCGGGCTATCCTGCGGTCATGGGTGTAGCCCATAACAACACCAACGGCACGCTTTCTGCAGTCTTCGTGACTTTCAATTTGTATGACAACACGGGCAGCGTGGTTGGAAATGCGACTGCGGGCGGGCAAAACATTGGCCCTGGGGAGAACTTGAAGTTTGCTGCTCCTACATCTGTCCCTTTTTCAGAGGCCAAGCTGACCGGCGTGCAGGTTTATTGATCGACTCCCAAGCCCCGCCAAGTGCGGGGTTTTTGTTGTTAGCAGGTGCGGTCGCTCTGCGCGTACGCGGACCAATTATCCGCGTACTAAGGGGCAAAAAATCATGCCGCTTCGACGGATACGGTCAGCCGCTTGCCCAAGGCAGACAACGCCGCCTCAACCTGTTCCATCTTCGAGGTGTGCAGGAAGTCGACCAGACGGTCGCCTTGCACCTGGTGAACACCTAGAAGACGGCGCAGATCGGCCTTTCGCATATCGCGCTCGATCATGGTGTTCCACAACACGATCTTCGCCACTGTGACGGCCGGCAGATAGACGACCTTCTCACCTGGCTGTGCAGCTGTGGCCTCCGGAATGGCTTTTCGCTCGTCCACGTAGATCGACAGAGTCGACTCGATAGCGTCGGCGGCCTCGGCCATCGCGTGCGCCTCATCGTCACCGTAGCTGTTGAGCTGTGGCAGATCTCGGCAGTAAACGGCAAGTCCCGGTGCGGTGTCTTGTTCAAATCGAATCGCGTAGTTGTACATCTGATTCCCCTTGTGTAGGTGGAATGGAGGTGATCGTTCTGCGCTCAGATAGGCGAAGGGGGCTCTCAGAGCCCCAGTTGTTTAATGATCGCCTTGCGGGTCCCTTCGGGCATTTCCTTTGCCCCGTGATCCGCGAAGGTTGTTCTGTTGCCGTTTAGGGCGGTGACTTTGAAGTGGCTTCCTTTGCCTGCTTCGAACATCACCCCTTGGGCCTTCAACCACCGTCTGAACTCGCTGAACTTCATCACCTCGCCTCGCTGTTTGGATGAGTCCATTCTACAACACTTTTGTTTTAATACAACACATTTGTTTTATATGTATTGATGCACGACACCATACCCAAGGTGGCCCGTAGTGGAGGGCTTGGACGCGGTATAGCCGGTTGTCACGCGTACGGAAAGAACACCGGCAGTTGATGCGTCCGTTACCTCTTTTTCACTGGGCGGCATCGGCAGACAGGCGTGGAAAGACACGCAACCATTCTGAGCCTCAGCACTTGCTGGAGCTTTTTCGTTTTCAGCCCCGCCACACCCATCGCTTCGAGCTGGGAGTGCTGCGGGGCTGACCCCATTCCCCGATCCCGAAAGGGCGGACTGTCGGATGTCGACGAAGATGCCGGAAAAAACACCTGACTTCTGGGCGCACGTCTGGCTCGTCCTGTCGAATCCGCTCTGGCAAGGAGCGATCATGGCCGCAACCATCTCGTTATTGCGTGTGCTCTACGAGGGCAAGGAAGCGAACAAGTGGCGCGTCTTGCTTGAAGCGCTGATCTGCGGAGCCTTGAGCCTGTCCGCCAGCAGCGTCATCGAATGGATGGCCTGGCCGTCGAGCTTGTCAGTCGCCGCTGGAGGAACGATCGGCTTCATCGGGGTAACCGCCATACGCGAACTGATCATCCGGTTCCTCGGGCGAAAGGCTGACTCACTATGAGCATTGAACCTGTCGTCGCAGTAGCAAGAGCCGGTTCAACGCTGCGAGCCATTGCGGCCGGCATCGTCATTGTCATCGTGATGAGCCTGCTCATAGCTATCCAGCAGGTACGTGTGGTCAGCCTGCAGGGCGCCGTTACTGTTGAGCGAGACGCCAAGCAGCTGGCCGTCGATGCCAACAAGGAAAGCCAGGCCACGATCACCACGCTTAAAGCTGAAGCTGCCCGTAATGCTGCGTACACAGCCGACCTGAGCAAGCGCATCAAAGCCAGCGAAGACAAGGCCAAAAAGGCCAAGAAGGAATTCGATGATCTCAAGCGCAACAGCAAACCTGTTCGTGATTGGGCTGCTCAGCCTTTGCCTGACGGCCTGCGCGGCAAAGCCGCAAGTGGTAACAAAGACAACAGCCATAAGGCTGGAAGCCCCTGAGCTGATTCCATGCGAGCGGGTCAATGCAGACGACACCGATCTGCGTGACAACGGCGACGTGTGGGAACTAAAGGATCAGGCCATCAAGCTGCTTGACACGTGCGCCGACCAGGTCGATGCGCAGATCGTGCGCAGCCAAAGTAAGTAGTCTTTCAATTTGATGCGTCATATCCGGCGCGAGGACTTCAGATGAACGATCAAGCGATTGAGCAGGAGATTCAAGATAAGGGCCTCACTGCTCCACGCATCACGCCAGGAGACGTCGAGCGCAACATCCGAAGCGAGTTCTACTTCACCGCTGGTGAAGGTGTGCTGGGTCAAAGCGCTATGGGTACCAAGCCAGCAGGTAACGCCGACAGCTTGAACCGCCTCACCTTCTGCGTGTTGGTATTGGCGAATGGCTTCACTGTGACTGGTGAAAGCGCCTGCGTTACCAGGGCGAACTTCGACGCTGAGATCGGCAAGAAGGTAGCCCGCCAAAACGCCATTACCAAGATCTGGCCCCTGATGGGCTATGAGCTTACCGAGCGCTTGCACTCCGCGAAGTGAAGAAGTCCTGGTACGTCACAGTGCCGGGCTATCCACCATTCCCCATGATCATGCCGGAAGACCATGACCACGCTGGTGCCTTGGCATTCGCGCGCTGCAAGTGGCCGGCCTGCACAGTTGAGTAGATGCCATGACCCAAGTTATCGAAGTCGTTGTGATCGGCGCTGTTGGCTCGGGCAAGTCCCATGTTCTGGAGCTGATCGATCGCGCCCTTCACGACGAATACGGCCAGCACGTACAGGTGGCATCGCATGAGCTGTCCCGCGAGCGCTACATGGGTTCGCCGGGCGCTAAGCCAAAGGTCGCTGAAACCATCTTCAATCTCCGTGAGCAGGCTCCGGCGAGTGGCAAGATCGGCGAGCTGAAGGTGAGTGTCGATGCATCCGAGCTGACGTCTGCAATCGATAAGATTGGCGCGGTCCAGGGTGAGGCCGTCAGCTTCATGCTTGACCCGCTTGAACAGGCTGTTGAGTCAACCGTTCGCGTAATGCAGGGCGAGCGTGATCAGTGCAGTGAGATCAGCGCGACAGAGAGCGGCAACGTCCGCACCACCTCTCTCTACGCTCGGCTGGGCAAGCACCTCGACGAGCTGCTTGCAGCACAACTGAAGCGGGTGACTACTTATGAAGCGGGCTGATCAATCCCGACTCAGTTATCTGCTGTCGTCACGCCCGTTGATCATCAAGAAGAACGGCGTGCATGTCTGCGTACATGACGCATTCAGTGGTGAGGTGCTCGGCGGGCAACTTCGAGTGGAGCTGATCCAGGAGCCGGAGTCGTTTGCTGTGCTGCGAGTGGAGTTCGCGGTAGATGGACAGATGGTTCGGCTCGAAGGAGAGTGAGCTTCTATTGCAACGTTTAAACGCTGGCTAGGGTGATCAAACATGTCTCGACTCACAACGCTAGCGCCTCGAATGAAGCAGGCAGAGGGGAGACAATACGCAGCCCCGGTATCCCCTGAAGCTGAAGGCGGTTGGGGTTCAGGCCGTGGTGGTCGCCCTTGGCGTCGTAAACGGGAGTCGATCCTGCTTCGAGACAGGTACACCTGCCAAGGCTGCGGCGTTGTCACTCTGGATCTAGAGGTCGACCACATCGTAAACATCGCCCGCGGCGGCACAGACGACGAGGAGAACCTCCAGGCGCTTTGCGTTCCGTGCCACAAGGCGAAGACGGCGGTGGAGGCTGCTCAGGGCGGCGGCTGGTAACGGCACGCCACCGACGTGCTACACAGTCGGGCCTGCACCGATCTGGTGCGGCACGCCACTCCCCCGGGTGGGGCGGGTCGAAACCGTACAGCCCTTGGCGCTGGACACCGCCCCCGACCGCACGCAGAGATTTTTTCCCCCTCACAGGTTTTTTGTTAAATGGCACTGACCCCGAAAAAGCAGGCATTCGTCGCTGCGAAGAGGGAAGGTGCGTCCAATAAAGATGCAGCGATAGCCGCGGGTTACGCGGCCTCCAGCGCTGCTCAGGCTGGCGCACGCCTCGCAAAGGATCAGTTCGTTATTGCTGCGTTGGCCGGCCCGACCGTTAACAAAAAAGTTAACAAATTTGTTAAAGGCGACGCCCCTCCGAAGTCGAGTGGGGATGCGGGTCGCCGGGACCAGGTGGCTGACGACAACCCGGGCGATGGAAGCTTCGACCTGGTCAAGGCCATGCGCTTCTCGGACCCCAAGGAGTTTCTGCTCGCGACGATGAACGATTTTGAGACCGACTCGAAGTTGCGCGTCGACGCCGCGAAGGCCCTGATGCCATTCATCCATCCCCGCAAAGGCGAGGGCGGCAAGAAAGAGGAGAAAGAGAACGCCGCCAAGATCGCCGCCAAGGGCAGGTTTGGTGCTGCACCTCCGCCCCCCAGCCATCTACGAGCGGTGAAATAATTGAACGAACCCATCTGGGACACTTCGTGCCCAGACTGGGAGACGAGGATTGTAAATCGACAATCGCTGGTTCCATTCCCGCCGCTGTTCCCTGATGAGGCGCGAGCGTGCATGGAGGTGCTGAACGATCTGCGGATCGTCGATGCGCCAGGCAGCCCTCTGATCGGCGAATCCTGCGCGCCGTGGATAAGCGACTTGGCTGGCGCCATTTTTGGTGCTTACAACTCAAACACCGGTGAGAGGCTGATTCAGGAATTTTTTCTCCTGATCAGCAAGAAGAACGCAAAAAGTACGATGGCCGCGGCGATCATGCTCACCGTGTTGATTCGCAACTGGCGGCAGTCAGCAGAGTTCATCATCCTGGCCCCGACCATTGAGGTTGCAAACAACGCCTACGCGCCGGCCCGTGACATGGTCAAGCACGACGAAGAACTGTCGGCGCTGTTGCACGTGCAGGACCACCTCCGCACGATCACGCATCGCGAGTCCGGCGCGACCCTGAAGGTGGTAGCCGCTGACCAGAACACCGTGGGGGGCAAGAAGGCTGCGGTCGTGCTGGTGGACGAGCTTCACCTGTTCGGCAAAAACCCGCATGCAGCGAATATGCTACGTGAGGCTACCGGTGGCCTGGCTTCGCGGCCAGAAGGCTTCGTTATTTACCTGACGACGCAATCCGATCAGCCCCCTGCAGGTGTTTTCCGCGAGAAGTTGCAATACGCTCGCGGCGTGCGAGACGGGACCATCATTGATCCCAACTTCCTGCCGATTATCTACGAGTTTCCGCAGCACATCCTTAAGGCCAATGAACACCGCAACCCCGAGAACTTCTACATCACTAACCCGAACATGGGTTACTCGGTCAGTGAGAAATTCCTGATTCGGGAAATGAAGAAAGCAGAGGAGGCTGGCGAGGCTGAAATACTGGGCTTCATGTCCAAGCACCTTAACGTCGAGATCGGCTTGGCACTTCGCTCGGACCGCTGGGCAGGCGCTGATTTCTGGGCCGCCTCGGCGGTACCGGTGCTGACATTGGATATGTTGATCTCTATGTCGGAAGTCATCGATGTCGGCATTGACGGCGGGGGGCTGGATGACTTGTTGGGGTTCGCAGCTGTGGGCCGCGACAAGCGTACCCGGGACTGGCTGATCTGGACTCATGCCTGGGCCCATCCCTCGGTGCTGGAGCGCCGTAAGGCAGAAGCCCCACGCTTCCACGACTTTGAGCAACAGGGCGACCTGACGTTATCCGCCCGCATTGGCGATGACGTGAATGACGTTGCCGACCTTGTTGAACAGATCGAAGCATCTGGACTGCTCGACAAGGTGGGTTGTGACCCTGTCGGTATCGGTGCCATTTACGACGCCATGATCGAGCGGGAGATTCCACCGGAGAAGATCGCGGCTATCAGCCAAGGCTGGAAGCTGGGCGGGGCCATCAAGACAGCCGAACGCAAACTGGCCGAGGGCGGGATGAAGCACGGCGGCCAGCCGATGATGGCCTGGTGCGTCAGCAACGCCAAAGTCGAACCGCGCGCCAACTCGATTCTGATCACCAAGCAAGCCAGCGGGTCGGCCAAGATCGATCCGTTGATGGCTCTATTCAACGCCGTGACCTTGATCTCGCTGAACCCCGAGGGGCGCGGCAACGACGATTTCATGGCCGGCATCAGGAACCCGATCATCGTATGAACCCATTGCACTTTTTTATAGCGACCGCGCTATGCGGATTCGCTGTGGTTGTCGCTGGGGTGTATGTCCTGCTCGGCACCGGCTGGGCTTTGCTCGCCGGCGGCGCCTCATTGCTGCTCATCGCCGGTTTCGTGCGCAAGGGGCTGAACATTGAATAACTCTCTATCAGTAGTTCTGGGACGTGCCGCCAGCAGGCCCAGCGCGTCGCTCGGCGATTGGGTGAGTAGATCCATCAAATTGAGCGACGGCGGGTTCTGGTCCCAGTTCCTCGGTGGAGAGTCCAGTTCCGGCAAGCGCGTCACCGTGGATAACGCCATGCAGCTTTCAGCTGTTTGGTCATGCGTGAGGATCGTCTCTACATCGGTTGCCGGGCTGCCCATGGGCGTTTACCGACGCGAGGCTGACGGCGGCCGAAAGGATGCTCGGGACTTCGGTCTGTACGACATCGTGCACACCAGCCCCAATGAAGACATGACTTCGTTCCAGTTCTGGCAGGCCATGGTCGCCTCCATGCTGCTGCGGGGTAATGGCTATGCGGAAATCCATAGAATAGGCACTCGCATCGTCGCGCTGGATTTCCTCTTGCCTGGGCGCGTCGATCTGGAACTGGATGACGACGGCAGGGTGACGTACTGGTTTCGTCCTAGAAAGGGCGCCCGTCGTCAGATTGAGCGGCAGAACATGCTGCACATCCCGGCGTTTAGTCTCGATGGACGCGTGGGGCTTTCCGCGATCCGCTATGGGGCAGATGTCTTCGGTGCCGCGATGTCCGCCGATGATGCCGCCAACGGTACGTTTAAAAATGGCCTCCTACCGGCGGTTGCCTTTAAGGTCGACCGGATACTCAAGCCAGATCAGCGGGAAGAGTTCAGGGACTATGTTAAGCAGGTGTCGGGCGCGCTTAATGCCGGTCGCTCCCCAGTGCTGGAGCAGGGCATTACGCCGGAAACTATCGGCATCAATCCCGTTGATGCGCAGCTGCTGGAATCCCGCGGGTATAGCGTTGAGGAGGTGTGCCGGTGGTTCGGCGTGCCGCCGTGGATGGTCGGTAAAACCGACGCGGGCAGCAATTGGGGTACGGGCCTTGAACAGCAGATGATCGCTTTCCTGACCTTCTGCATCAGCTCGATCACCAACCAGATTCAGCAGTGCGTCAATAAGCGGTTGCTGACCCCGGTCGAGCGGCAGTCGTATTACGCCGAATTCTCGCTCGAGGCATTCCTCAAGGCTGACACCGCCGGACGGTCCGCTTGGTACAGCCAGATGACTCAGAACGGGATCATGACCCGCGACGAGTGCCGCGTTAAAGAGAATCTGCCAAGGCATGGCGGCAATGCTGGTGTGTTGACGGTTCAAACCAACTTGACCCCCATCGACAAGCTGGGCGAATCCAGCGATGCCCAGGCCGCGCAGGCCGCTTTGAAAAGCTGGCTCAGCCAGCAGGAGTCACCATGCAACTGAACATCAAAGCACGCAGCTTCAACTGCGAGCTGAGTCCGCGCGCGCTCGATTTGTGGAACCCCGATCTGCGTGCAGCGCTTGAGGCGGGCACTGACACCATCACCATGTACGGCATCATCGGCGAAGACTGGTACGGGGATGGCGTCACGCTCAAGCGCGTCGACGCTGCACTGCGCGCCATCGGCGACAAACCGGTCACCGTCTATATCAACTCGCCTGGCGGTGACATGTTCGAGGGGATCGCGATCTACAACCGTCTGCTCGAGCACTCCCAAGAGGTGACGGTCAAGGTCTTGGGCTTGGCCGCTTCGGCCGCTTCGGTCATTGCGATGGCTGGCGCTAAACGCGAGGTCGCCAAAACGGCGTTCCTCATGATTCATAACTGCTGGACCTACTTCGCCGGCAACCGCCACGCCATCCGCGAGCTTGCGGACACGATGGAAGGGTTCGACCGCGCGATGATCAGCCTGTACGCAGACACCAGCGGCCAAGATGAGTCCGCGGTGGAGAAGATGCTCGACGCGGAGACCTACATGAACGGCTCGAACGCCGTTGAGAAGGGTTTCGCCACCGGCCTGATCTCAGCATCCGAAGTGGAGCAAGCCCCCAGCGAAGAAAGTAATCAGGCGCACTCGGCTCGCAAGCTCGACGCCGCCCTCGCCAAATCAGGGATGCCGCGCAGCGAGCGCCGCAAGCTCATCTCAGAAATCAAGACCAGCACGTCTAGCGCTGCTGGCGGCGACACGCTTCGCGCTGTCGTGCCGGGCAAGCCTAGCGCTGCCCTTGATGTATCCGCGTTTGAAGAAACCGCAAATCAGGCGTCGGCTCTTCGGGGGCTCATCCCCGCCTGCTGATCGACTGGAGCTGCAACCCACTTGATAACCGCCCGAGAGGCGGTTTTTTCATTTCTGAAAGGACAAAATCATGGCTGTAGATCTTTCTGCAATTGAAGCTTCCCAGAAGCAAACCCAAGCCGACCTGAAAGCCGTTGGCGACCAGATCAAGACATACGCCGAGCGCACGGAGAAGGAAATTAGAGCCTCCGGTGAAATGCAGGCTGAGACCCGTAGCAAGGTCGACGAACTCCTGATGAAGCAGGGCGAGCTGCAAGCGCGGATGCAGGATGCTGAGCAAAAGCTCGTCAACGCCAATAAGCGTCACGAGCCGGAAACCCAGCAGTCGGCAGGTCAGCTGGTCGCTGCAAAAATGGCGGAAGAGGGCGTCAGCAGCTCGTTCCGTGGTTCGCGCCGTGTGGAAGTTCCTCGCGCTGCGATCACCTCCGTGCCGACCTCCGGTGGGGCGCTGGTTCAAACCGAGCGCGTAGGCATTGTCCTCGCGCCGCAGCGCCGCTTGACCATCCGCGATCTGGTTGCGCCTGGCACCACCGATAGCAACGCAGTCGAGTACGTCCGTGAAACCGGCTTCACCAACAACGCTGCGGTCGTGGGCGAAGGCCTGGCCAAACCGTACAGCGAGCTGAAGTTCGGGCTGGAAAACGCCAACGTGCGGACCATCGCGCACCTGTTCAAGGGCAGCCGCCAGATTCTGGACGACGCTTCTGCACTGCAGAGCTACATCGACGCCCGAGCGCGCTACGGTCTGTTGCTGGCTGAAGAAGCGCAGTTGCTGTACGGCAACGGTACCGGCAACAACCTCAAAGGGATCATCCCGCAAGCCCAGATCTATGCACCTCCTGCTGGTATCGCGGTTCAGGCGATCCAGCGTATCGACCGGATTCGTCTGGCGCTGCTGCAGGCAATGCTCGCCGAGTTCCCGTCCACCGGCATCGTGCTGAACCCGATCGACTGGGCTGCCATCGAGCTGCTCAAGGACGGCGAAGGCCGCTACATTATCGGCAAGCCGCAAGAAGGCACTGCGCCGCGCTTGTGGAACCTGCCGGTGGTAGAGACCCAGGCGATTGTGCAGGACCAATTCTTGGTGGGCGCGTTCAGCCTGGCAGCGCAGATCTACGACCGCATGGGCATCGAAGTGCTGGTGTCGACTGAAAACGACAAGGACTTCGAGAACAACATGGTCACCATCCGCGCTGAAGAGCGCTTGGCCTTCGCCGTGTACCGCCCAGAAGCCTTCGTAACCGGCCCACTGACCCCGGCCGCTTAACCCTTCCCATTGAGCGCCGCCTGCGGGCGGCCCTTTTGATTCAGGAGAGATGAATATGGCACGTGCAAACGCGAACGATGCAGCCAAGGCGCCGGCTACAGCGGTGGATACCACTGCTTCTACGCCCGGGGAGCAGACTCCAGCACAAAGAACCACCGCGCCGGCCATCGACTCCGGGGTTCAAGGCGGAAGCATGGCACCAGATAACACTTCCGTGGCAGGCGCAGGGACTCGCCCGCTCCGGCCTACTGACCCAGCCAACGGCATTGGGAGCACCGTCCAGGCAGCGCAGCCGGCCGCTGCTGCCGTAAGCACTGACGCGGATGCGGCAGCAGTCGGTACTGAAACGACTTCGCCTGACGTGAAATCCTCCACCGGTGAGGGGATCGAGGCGGCTGTCGTTGCGGAGGACAGCACCGAAATCACGATTTACCCGTTGCGCAGCTACTTGGACGGAAAGGAGATTCGCCGCGCAGGCGGGAAGCCATACAAGTCGCCTAAGCACGATGCCGTGTCACTGATCGCGGCTGGCTTGGCCACCGACAAACAGCCGAAGTCCTGAAATGAACGCCATCTCTACCGACGAGGCCATGCAGCACGTTCGGGCCGAGGAAGGGGATCGAGCGCATGTCGAGCTGTTACTCGCGGCAGCTGAAGACAGCGCCGCTCAGTTCATGAACCGATGCTTCTACGGCGACGCGGACAGCCTGGCCGCTGCGGTGTTAGACGGAACAGCCGGGTCTGATCCAATCCTGCTAAATCCTTCTGTCCGTGCCGCCTGTCTGCTCATCCTCGGCAGTTTGTACGCCAACCGAGAGGACGTAGTAGTGGGTGTCACGTCCACCGCGCTGCCCATGGGATCGCGCGCGCTGCTGACGCCTTACCGCGTCGGCTGGGGGGTCTAAATGCGTGCTGGTCCGCTGCGCCACCAATGTTCTGTCCAGAAACAAACCCGCATCCCAGACGGGACGGGTGGCTATGAAGAAGGCTGGACGGAGATTCGCAGCATTTGGGCGGAAATCACCATACCAAGCGGACGCACGTCCGTAGTAGCGCAGCAAGTCGCGTCCTTGATCACTGTCGAAATCCGTGTGAGGCCTGCGGCTGATGTGTTGCCAGGCGTGCGTCTCGTTAATTCAGGTGTTACCTACCTGGTTGAGGCTGTGCTCCCCGATAACGAGCGCTCGATGCTGCGTCTGCTGTGCTCAAACGTCGCAAATCCATGAGGCAAATCATGAAAGTAAAAGCACTGGCAAGTTTGTCCACCGCCAATGGCTGGAAAGCTGCGGGCGAAGAATTCACCGTGAATGCGGCAGATGGCGAGGAGCTGATTGAACGCGGTCTGGTTGAGCGGTCCGTCGCCGAGCCCCCTGCGGACGTCGAGCCCGCGGAGAAAGCCACCAAACCTACGAAACAGAAGGGCTAATCATGGCGCGCGGGTCAAGTATCCAGGGGGACTTCAAGCTGCGCGGCTTGTTGCGTCGGATCGGAAACGAGATGGAAAGCGACTTGCGGCCCGCCATGGTAGAGGCCGCAAACTTGGTGCTGGCTACGCAACAGCATCTCATCCCCCGGGATCCGGGATCCTCCGATCACATCGAGGATGCACTTGAGGCGTTCGTTTCTAAAAGCGGTCTCGATGCGCAGATCGGGGTTCGCGGCAAAAAGGACAACCGGCATTTCTTCTACGGTAAATTCCTCGAGTACGGCACCAAGCAGTACGTTCGCGGCGATCAGACCGTCGCGGCCCGGCCCGCGCATCCCTGGCTCAGACCGTCTTACGATATGAACCGGGATCAAATCGCGACCATCATCAGCCGGGCAATTGAAGCGACATTGCGTCGGGCAGCGGAGGGCGCATGAGTGATCCCGGACTGGCACTACAGAAAGCGCTGTTTGAAAAGCTGACTACAGCGCTCGCAACGCCTGTTTTCGATGCCGTCCCTGCAGGCACGCCGTACCCGTATGTCACGCTGGATTACGAGGCTGTGGACAACACAACTCCGGTCAGTGGCAAGAAGCGTGAAAACCGCCTGTTTTACCTGTCGGTCTGGTCGGATTATCAAGGTCAGGCCGAAGTAAAACGCATCAATGGCGAGATCGCTGACGCGCTGGACGAAGTTGCGCTGCCGTTGAGCACGGGCACGGCCGTCTCAGTGCGTGTGCTGCGCACGGAAACAAACCGTGAGCCAGACGGCAAGACATACATGGGATCCGTGACACTCCGGATCATCACCCAGCACTGACAACGCCGAGCAACACCAACACCCGCCATTGAGCGGGTTTTTTATTGCCAAAAAAACACCCGCGCCCTGGAGGGCAACCATGACTATCAAAACTTCCGCCGGCGTTCGAGTCCTGATCGGCCCGGCCCAAAACGTCACCTATGGCGAAGACGCTGCCGGCCGCGCCGCTGCGCTGACTGCCTTGAAAGCTCTGACCTACGTCGAAATCGGCGAAGTGGAAGACGCCGGCGAGCTGGGCGACGAGGCCAGCACTGCCGACTTCACCGCGCTGGCCAACCGCCGCAAGCGCAAAGTTAAAGGCACCTTCGACGCCGGCACCCAGCAGGTTACCTTGGGTTCTGACCCGACAGACGCCGGCCAGAAAGCACTGAAGGCAGCTCTATCCAGCGACTCCAACTTCGCTTTCCAGATGGACTACGGCGACGGCACGGCTGACTTCTACCTCGGCCAGGTGCTGAGCTTCCGCAAGCAAATCGGCACGGCTGAGTCGATTCGCAAGGCCTCGGTGTCGGTCGCGATCAACTCCGCCATCTACGAGCAAGCCGCACCGGCCGCCTAAGGCCCGCGATCAACGCAATGCACAGGCGTCGCCACCGCGGCGCCTGGTTTGAATCTTTCCCTCTTTGCAAGGAACACTGATCCATGTCCAAGACTGACCACGGCGCGACTGAAGTAATCGTCGGCACTGAAACCTACAGCCTGGCTTTTACCCTCAAAGCGGTGAAGAACATCGAACGTCGTTTTGGCGGCCTGTCCCCGGCTTTGCAGGAAGTGCAGAAGCTGAGCCTGAACGTAGCCGCCTCCATCATTGCGGCCGGCGCGAACCTGACGCTGAAGCCGAAAGAGTTCGAGGCGTTGGAGGAAGAAATTTACGAGCACGGCATCGGTGAGGTCACACCGCCGCTCATCCAGTACCTGCTGGCGCTGCTTAACCCCGCGGCCAAGAGCGAGGAAGAACTCGCGAAGGATGCCGAAGAGGGCACCGGCAAAGCAAAAAAGTAAGCCGGCCGGGCAACGGTAGCTATGTGGACGAGGTTTTCTGTCTGGCTACCGGCAGCCTCCAGTGGTCGCCGCGCGATGCGTGGGAAACACCTGTGCCGCAGATTCTGATGGCCTGGGAGGCCCGCATGGAATTCTTGCGGGCGACGAATCCCTTTGGTAGGGCTGATAAGCCGCCCGGGCCACCGCAAGGCGAGACGCCGGAGGAAAAGCGTCAGCGAATAAAGGCGCAAATCCGTGGTGCGCGGGGCTGATGCGGGCTAGCCACGAGACGCCCGGTGGATTATGGCGCTCCTGCAGGATGGTGTTAAATTTGCCGCCATCAAAACAGGAGCGGCTGTCATGTTAAGAAGTAAAGGAATGTGGATGTTGTTGATGTGCGCAGCAATCACTGTCTTCGCCGGCTGTACGCATGACATCCGCCCGGTCGTTAAAGACCAGGGCCTGTACATCACGAAGATCAAGGATGAGCAAGTGCAGATCGTTGCGAGTCAGCAGTTCCAGCAGCTGACTTTGCAGGACGTGCCCTTGAAGTCGAGCAACTGGAAGTGGCAGAAATTCAACGTCGCCATCGGCAAAACACTTACAGATGGCGTCTACTCCTATGTGCGATCGACCTTTGATCACACCACAATAGGCGACACGAAAGACGCCGGTATCGCAGGGTTCACGGTAGTTCTTTCGAATGCCAGCGTTGACCTGTGGATCGATGATGACTCGTCGTTTGCATCGCAAATGGTGCTCGCTCCAACTTATTACATGAACACAGTTGACGCCCAAGCCAAGGTGACTTTGACGGGAAATCTTTTGTTACCCAGCGGTGAGAGTCGGCCCCTGCAAATTACAGGTAAGGGACTTAAGAACCTGAAGCCAGCGAGCATGGACTCGGAGGTTATTGAAGAAGTTACCGGCCTGGCGGCTGCTGATGCAGCCAAGCAGGTCGTCGACCTGATACGCGGCGCGAGAGGCTCAAAGCCTGCTCAATAGATAGATTGGCTCCGTCCCGTCCGTGGGACATTAATTACATCGAACCGGCCTAACAGCCGGTTTTTTTTCGCCCGGAGAAAGTGCATGGCAGGTCAAGAAGTTCGCGGGATGCTGATCCGGCTCGAAGCGACGACTGCACAGCTCCGTCAGGAGATGGACCGAGCAGACGCCTCGGTCACGAAGGCAACCGGGCGGATCGATGCCCAGCTGAGCAAAGTTGATACCGCATTTGACCGCGCTGCCAGAAGCGCGCAGTCAGCAGCAGGGATCCTCAAGGGCGCCTTGTCGCTCGCGATCGGCGGCGCAAGCGTAAGCGCCATCATTGATCAGGCGGAGGCATATACCACTGTCGCGAACCGATTGAAACTGGTGACGTCTTCCAGCAAGGAATTCACCGAGGCGCAAAGTGCTGTCTTCAGCATCGCGCAAAAGTCAGGGCAGCCGCTTGGGGCGACTGCAGAGCTGTATCAGCGCATCGCCACCAACCAGAAAGAGCTGAAGCTCAGCGGCCAGGGTGTTGCCGGGATTGTCGAAACGATCTCCAAAACCCTCGTCATCAGTGGCGCTTCCGCTTCGTCGGCGGATGCGGCCCTTGTGCAACTCGGCCAGGCCTTCGCTTCAGGGACGCTGCGCGGCGAAGAGCTCAACTCGGTTCTGGAGCAGGCCCCAGCACTGGCGCAAGCGATCGCTAAGGGCATGGGAAAAACCGTAGGCGAGCTTCGAAATCTGGGTACTGAAGGGAAGTTGACCTCCGCCGCTGTCGTGGCAGCATTGCAAGCTCAAGCCGCCGCGGTCGACGGTCTTTTCAACCAGATGCAGAGCACCATCGGGACCGCTCTCACCCGCATACAAACGTCCTTCACACGAATCATAGGCGAAACGGACAAGCTTTCCGGAACCAGCGTCTCGCTCGCTGGCGCCGTCAACCAGGCTTCGCAGGCGCTTGACCAGATCAAGGTCCCTGAAGCGTTCGCGGTCATTTCGCAGCACGCCGAGACCTTGTCGACGGTGCTGAACGTTGTTCTGTACGCAGCCCTGGGCAAGGTCGCCGCCGGCCTCGCACAGTGGACGGCCGCGTCTGGCGCGTCAATTATTGCCAACCAGAAAGCCCTATCAGCGGCTGCCAAAACAGCGCAGCAAGACTTGCTGGCCGCTGAGGCGAAGCAGCTGGACGCCCGCGCACTTGTGGCGCGGGCAGGCCAGGAGCTGCTGGCCGCGCAGACCAAAGTCGCAGCGGACCGGATGCGTCAGGAGTCGGATCTCGCCGGCGTGCGCTCGGTGCAAACGGCTTTGGCCGCGGAATTAGCGCTGGAGCAGCAGCGGCTCAAGGCTCAGATTTCTGAGACGGGTCGCAACGCGGCGCTGTCGCGCATGGTGGAGATCCGCGGTGCTCAGATCGCGATTACTAAGCAGATGGAAGCTGCCGAGCGCTCGCTTGCCGCCACAACTGTGGCCACTTCAACCCAGATTCAGGCAGCGAACGCGCAGGTTACGGCCTCCAAACTCGCCCTCGCTGAGACAACTCTCGCAGTAAATGCGGCATCTGTTGCATCACAGAATGCAGCTGCCTCAGCATCTATCGCCGCACGTGCGTGGGGCAGTTTGAGGGCTGGCGCTGCTGGGCTTCTCGGTCTGCTGGGCGGTCCGGTTGGTCTGACGTTTATGGCTGGTGCGGTTGCTCTGTCGTTCGTCGACTTCAGTGACAAGTCAAAAACCTTGATGGGAGATCTGGGCGACCTCGGTAAGTCCGTAGACCAGGTGCGCACCGAATTCAACAAGCTAAACGAGGATCAGCAGCGCGCGCAGGTAAACACATGGAAGGACAAACAGCTCGGGGCAACGCTCGCCGTCGAGAATGCGTATAAGGACCTGAAAAGCGCGGTCCAGGGTGCGCTGATCGAGCCGCCCAGCCCGGACATGGTTGATACGGCAAAAATCGCCGACCAAGTTCGCTCGTATGACGAGCTTGTCGCCAAAATGGATGCCGCTCGCGCTTCGGGCCAGTCGCTAGGCCCTATCCTGCGGGAAGCCGCCGCAACCGGCCAGATATCGCCGGAACAACTTCGTCAGTGGGAAACCCTTGCCGGCTCTCTGAGCGATAACGCTTCTGTCGCCGCACAAGTGAAAACACGCCTGGACGAGCTGACTGGCGCGCTCAACCAGAATACGGTCGCTACCCAGGCCAACAACCAGGCCAAAGCTGGTTTTTCTGCTGATGGGCAGAAGTACTTGGACACGATTCAGAAGCAGCTGGCTGGCCTGCAGGATGGTGGCGATGCCATCAAAGAGGCAAACCGATACATCGCAGAACATTCGGCGCTCTCTGAGTCCGACCGGATAGCAATCCTTTCGACGGCCAATGCCATCGAGGTGAACAAGGCCGCCACAAAGGCTTCGAAGGACGAAACCAAACTCGGGAACGCTGCTGCCCGCGAAGCGGCCACGGAGCTGAGGAACCAGCAAAAGGCTCTCGAAGATCTCACGACGAAATCGGGAATTTCCGCCAAGGCTGCCAACGATCTCGCAGACGCTTATCTCGTTGGGGTCGACAACATCCGCGCAATCACCCTTCAACAAAAGGTTGAAGAAGAACTGCTCAAAACTGGCGCCGCAGCGCGCGGAAGAGTCACGGCAGCCATAAACGCTCAGATGGCGGCGGAAGACCGCCGTGACGTGGCGAAGAGCATCGCGGATCTGCGCGTGGAAGCAACGCAGACTCTTGCTCAGGCAACCGCCACCCTGCAGGGCGCAGACGCACTTGAAACTTTCAATGTGCAGAAGTCGATGCAGCTGGCGTTGGTAGGGAAAAGCATCGAGTACGGCTCTAAAGAGTACGACCAGTTGCTTCAGGCTACGCGCGCCCAACTGGAGCACAACAAAGCTCTGGAGCAGGCGGGCGCTGCAAACAGCATCGTCGACCGGCTCTACCCCCAGACGAAGCTATTGCGCGATTACACACAAGAGCAAGAAGCGCTGAATAAGGCGATTGAGCTGTATCCAGAAAAAGCTGACGCCTATCGCGACGCGCTTGCGCGACTCGGTGTGGAGTACCAGCAGAACAAGAACGCCGCGTCGAGTTGGGGTCAGTTCACCGAAGGCGCAATCGACCGAATTGACGACGCTTTTGCGGACATGTGGAAGTCTGTGCTGAGCAAGTCCGGCAACTTCATGGACACGCTCAAGGATAGCTTCCGGCAGTTCCTCGCGGAAATGCTTCACATGGCGATCACTAAGCCAATCCTGGTGCAGTTTGCCAGCGCGCTGGGTGTGGGCGGCGCCCAAGCTCAGTCCTCGGGCCTGTTTGGAGACTTGACCGGCGGCGGTGGGGGTGGGCTGACGTCCTGGCTCGGCACCGCGAAAAACGTGTTTTCGGTCGCCAGCAGCAATTTCGGGCAGTCCATCATGGCTGGCTGGAATGCAGGGGAGGGCATTGTCGGCGGCATCCAAGGCGCGTTCGGTAATGGTGCTTCCTACGTCAAAGACGCGATCGCCAGCGGTTTCACTGCAGGCTCGGCAACGGCAAGCGCCGTAGCCTCCACAACCGCTGAAAGTCTGACATCCACCTTGGCTAACTCATACGCGAGTTATGGCGCGCAGTTCAGCACCGGCGTGGCTCAGGGTTCTTTCAGCGGCGCCGCTTCATCCGCCTCGGCGTCGGCCGCTTCATCGAGCCTCAGCGCCTTGAGCGCCACGTTGAGCTACGTGGGCGCGGTGTACGCGGTCATTCAGTCGTATCAAGCCTATGGGGCCAAAGGCGCCGCTACCACGGCAGGTTTTGCCGCCGCTGGCGCTGCCATCGGTTCCGTAGTGCCAATTATCGGCACTGCACTGGGTGCCGCAATCGGCGCAGTAATTGGTTCGATCGCTTCCAGTTCGCTGTTCGGGAGCGGGGAGAAGTACCCAGATCTGAGCACATCGGCTACTGGGCGGTATGTCGGCGGTCAGTACGTGGATACAGGCATCGCCCAGTCCTGGCAGCGCAAAGCCCCCAAGTACGGCGCTGCGGCTGATAACGCCATGTCGTCCACGCTGAACAAGTTCAGTTCTACGCTCGGTAACTTGTACACAGCACTCGGCAATGGTGCGCCTGTCGTCGCCTATAGCACGCTGCAGCAGCGCAAAACATCGGGGAAATACTCGAGCACGTTCGGCGCTCAGCTTGATGACGGATCGGTAATCACCGGCAAGCAGCAGTTCAAGGCCGACGACATCGCGGCGGCGCTGACTGCCGACTATGACGACATCATGGGCACCTTCCTCGCGAAGGCGATCGTGAGTTCTAAATCGCTGCCGGAGTACTTCAAGTCTCAGTTCACGGCATTCTCCAATGACTGGAACACCACGGCTGACCAGGTGATCAAGGCAATTGAGGGTGTGTTCACGCGCTTCAATGGCGTGAACGATGCGCTTTCGCTCATCAACGTGGCCAACCTGAAGCTGGACAACACCGGGCTGATAGCCTCCGACTCGATCCTGAACATGATCGGCGCGATCGCCGACCTGGACACCACCACCGCAACTGCGAAGGAAAAGGTCGATGCGCTCAACAAGAGCGTGGGGACCTATTACCAGGCGTTTTTCAGCGCGGACGAGCAATTCGCGGATCTGACCAAAAGCCTGCAGGGAGCGTTGGCCGGATTCGGTCTGAAACTGCCGGACACTCGCTCCGCCTACCGGAAAATGGTTGAAGACATTGATGTCACGACCACGGCCGGCCAAGCCATGTTCGCGACCATGATGGGGCTGGCCACCAACGCGGACACCTACTACACCCAAATCGACAAGCAGGCGCAGGCCGCCGTGGACGCAGCCAACGAGGCAGCACAGGCAGCGGCAGGCGCATGGTCGAATTATTACGGGCTGTTCGCTACTGACACGCAGAAGGCTGGGGACGCCCTGATGCGCGCCAGTGCGGAGTTCGGCGCGCTTGGGCTTGGGTTGCCAGCCAGTCGCGGCGACTTTGCTGCAATGGTCAACGCGATCGATCAAACAACGGTGGCTGGCAAGGCGCTTTTCAACTCGCTGTTGGGTCTGGCAACTGATGCCGATGCTGCCTTTGACGTGATGGAAGCCAGTGCGGCGACGGCAACTCAGGCAGCCCAGGATGCTGCAAAAGCTCAGGCTGACGCGGCACAGGCGGCCAAGGAGGCGGCCGAAGCTGCCGCGCAGGCAATCAAGGATGCCCTGGATCAGGCGGTCAGCAACAGCTTTGCCGCGGTACAGCGCGCAGTCAGTGCCCAACAGAAAGCAGCCGAGGCGGCCTACAACGCCACGAATGCCTCGATCAGCGACATGCTTGAAACGGCGAACAGCCTCGTTGGCGATCTAACCGGCGTCAGCAATGACCTTGGCTCGGCGCTGAAATCGCTGCGCGGGGATTCGGAAGGCGCAGTGCAGATGTTGCGCCGCCAAGCACAGGCGACGCTGCAAAGCGCGCTCGCCACCGCGCGTGCTGGCGGATCGTTGGCAAACTTCGCAGGGTTGGGCGATGCCCTGACCACAGTGAGCAGCAATAGTACTGGCCTGTATTCCTCGCTTGAGGAGTTCAACCGCGATCAGGGACGCACCGCCAACGTGGTAGCGCAGCTCAATCAACTGAACGGCAAGCAGCTGACCAATGCGGAGAAATCGGCGAAGGCGCTGCAGGATCAGTTGGATCAAGCGAAAAAAGCCTATGACGCTCAGGTGGCGCAGTTCGACTCGCAGCTGGCGTTCGCGCAGTCGCAGCTGGACGCCCTCAACGGGGTCGACACAACCGTGCAATCGGTCACCGATGCCGTCGAGCGGATGAATGCGGCTGTTGTAGCTGCGCTGGCTGGTCAGAGTGCTGGCGCTGCAGCGGGTAACACCTACGACAACAACGCTGCGCTGCTGGAGTCGGTTTACCAGCGGGTGCTTGGCCGGGGTGTCGAGGCGGGCGGACTTGCATTCTGGTCCGCGCTGCTGGCTAACGGATCGGTCACGTACGGCACTCTTGTTGACGAGATTGCCAAGGGTGGCAAGGCCCATGGCGAGACGGTGAAGGTTCCGGGCTATGCCACGGGCGGTAACTTCGGCGGCGGCTTGCGCCTGGTGGGAGAGAACGGGCCGGAGCTTGAGGTAACTGGCCCGAGCCGCATCTTCGATGCGCGCACCACCGCAGCAATGCTCAACGGGGGAGGTTCCGACGCTGCCGTTGTGGCCGAACTGCGCGCACTGCGCGGGGAACTGGAGATGATCAAGGCCAACACCCAGGCCAGCGCCGTGAATGTCAGCAAGGTCGCAAGGACCCTTGACCGAGTCACTGACGGCGGGAACGCAATGCTCACCAAGGAACTTGCATGAAGGTTATAAAGCCGCACGTCATTACAGACCTGATGATGTTGAGTTCGTCGATTCAGGAGAACGACTACCCGGCCTGGGTATCCGGTACTGCATATGCCTTGGGCGCCCGAGTTATTCGCACTGGCGTCCACCGCATTTTCGAAAGGCTGGTCGCAGGGGCGGGCACAGTCGCTCCAGAACTTGATACGACGAGTCCGCCGGTGTGGCTGGATGTCGGTCCGACGAATAAATGGGCGCCATTCGACGATGTTGTCGGAACCCTGGCCACCGGTCCGTCCCCGCTCAAATACGTGCTCAGTGTCGGGTTTACCGACAGCCTGGCGCTATTCGAGTTGACCGGCCGCTACGTGGATCTCGTGATGAAGGACGGTACTGGCGGTACGGTCGTCTACCAGCAGAGGATCGACCTTGAGGTCACTGACATCGAGACGATATTTGACTGGTTTTTCAGCGACCTTGATCTGCGAACTGACATCGTCATCACCGATCTGCCCGGGCAGTACGCGAGCGCTGAGCTGTCTATCACGATCACATCTACCAATGGTGCTGCTTCCGTAGGGGTGATCAAGCCTGGATTGATCAGTGACCTCGGAGAAACCCAATACGGCGCCCGGGTCGGCATCGACGATTACAGCCGCAAGGAGCGCGACGAGTTCGGCAACACCAAGATCGTCAAGCGGGCCTACAGCAAGCGCGGCAGCTTCACGATGTTGACCACTCTGGGCACGTTCAACCGCATCTACCGGACTCTGGCAGATCTCCGGGCGACGCCGTGCGTATACATCGGAACCGAGGCCGAGGGTTACGAACCACTTCTCATCTATGGATTCTTCAACAGCTTCAACATTGATGTTTCCTACCCTAATTACCACCTCTGTTCGCTTGATATCGAGGGCCTTATCTAATGGCAGTTACTCCACTCCCGTTCCTCGACCGAACGGCCGCAACGTTTAAGTCCGACGTGGATGCGTTTTTCGCGCAGAAGCTGCCGCAATTCTCCGTGGAGGTGAACCAGGTTGCCACTGCGGCTGACTCAGCTGCATCGGCGGCCAACGCCTCTAAAAACGCGGCAGCAACCAGCGCCACAAACGCTGGCACCAGCGCGACCAATGCGGCGAACTCAGCCACTGCGGCCAATACATCCAAAACAAACGCGGCTACGAGCGAGACCAATGCGGCTAACTCTGCCACCGCGGCGAACAACTCCAAGACCGCCGCAGCGACCAGTGCGACAAATGCCGCGAACTCCGCCACTGCCGCGCAAGCTGCCGCTGACAGTATTGGGAGCGGGCCAGTTACTAGCGTGAACAGCAAGACCGGTGTTGTAACGTTGGCGAAGGCTGACATTGGCCTAAGCCTGGTCGACAACCTTTCAGTTATTGGACTCGGCCTTGGCACCAATATCGGTCCCCTGGCTGCGGATCTAAACACAACAGTCATAGGTGGTTTCTTTCGAACCACTAGCAGTACACTGAACGCGCCATTGGCGTCCAACATGTCGGTCTTCGTTTGTCCGTACAACAACGGGGGCTGCTTGCAGATCGCCTCACTGCTGGTGGGTGGTAGTGCACTGGCTAACCGTATGTTCTACCGGACTCAAGCAGGTGGAACATGGTCGCTCTGGGGAGAGTTCCTCACCACGGGCATGAAAGGAGTCACACGATTCACAGCTAGCGGGTCATGGGTAGTTCCCACGGGCGTCACGCAAGTTTGGGTGAGCGGGGTCGCACCGGGCGGTGGCGGCGGTGGCGGAGGATCTGGAGGCGGTGGCAGCTATTACGGCGCCGGGGGGGCTGGTGGTGGAGCTGGTCAGTCGGTAAACCGCTCGGTTCAGTCTGTTGTTCCAGGACAAACTATTGCGATCACAATGGGCGCACCTGGTGCAGGCGCCCCAGCTTCGGCCGGGTCAGGCGCCGCCGGCACCGCCGGAGGAAACACCACGGTCACCAACCTCTCGGGCGCGACGCTCACTTTGACTGGTGGTGGTCAAGGTAGCGGTGGAGCAAGTGCCGCTGGGTCCGGATTCATTTCCGGAGGCGGCCCTCAGGGCTCTGGATTTCCATTCGGTATGTATGGCGGGGATACCGACGGTACGCAGCCAACCTGCATTGGTGGGGTAGGTGGGTCAAGCCCGTTTGGTGGTGGCGGCTCAGGCGGTCGAGCTTCGACCCAAGGTACTCTAGCAGGCACTGCGGCAGGCGGATTTGGCGCAGGGGGTGGCGGGGGAGGCGGTAATTATTCTAAGGGTACCCCAACTTACAGTGGCTCCTCAGGCGGTAACGGCAGCGGCGGGTTGATAATCATTGAGTGGTGATGAAATGCGTTACGTGATTGTTGAAGAGTTGACGGGCATGGTTACGAACATGATTGAATGGGATGGTGTTGAGTGGGATGTCGAGACAGGCGTCGGATGGTCTCCCGAAGATGGCAGCATCGCAATCCAGTCGGAGGATGCGCAAACCGGGTGGACTTATGCGGATGGGGTTTTCACTGCGCCTCCCGTGCCCGAGCCGGAACCGCCAACTCCTGAACAGGTACTCGCCGGGAACATTGCGCGCCGCGATGCATTATTGGCTGAAGCCACCCTCGCCATTGCACCGCTTCAAGATGCAGTCGATTTGGAAATTGCAACCGCTGGGGAAACTGCCAAGCTCAAAAAGTGGAAGCTGTTTCGCGTCAACGTGAACCGTTTGGATATGACAGTTCTTGCCCCGGTTTGGCCTGAGACCCCAACATAACAAACCGTTTATGAATTAATTACGACTGTCGGTGACAGCCGGATTGTTCTTTGATTTATTTGATCTCAGCGCATGGCGCATTGCTATGGCCGGTCGTTCGATTAGGTAATAGGTGAAAGTGCTCATTGAGAGAGAGACGTTTAAAATCAGGACTATTGTAAAGGGGGTCAATTCCTTGTATCCAAGCGCGGAAGCTGCATAAATCACTACGAAGTGGTTGAGGAATACACCATAACTGATGTTCCCAAGAAACTCGTCCACCTTCTGAAATCTGTAAGCCGAAAGATATCGTACTGCGGGGATGCCGATTACTATCCCTGTTGTAACCTCCGTATTGAATGGAGCTTGAGGAATAATGCCCGCCAAGATTGCGATCAGCGTAAGAAAAGAAATGACCCATGTGGCAAGCAAAACCATGAAGTCGCGACGGCTCGGCCACCACAAGTAACTGCCACAAAGAAATATAAATAGCACGCCGGGCAGTAGGCGGTATCCGTAGAAATCGGTATTTATAAAACCCAAACACGCTAAGTAAAATATCACCATTGAAGCAATGTAGAAGCTTCCTCTCGCCTTGTAAATTAAGAGAAAGGGTATAACTAGGTAAAAAAACGCTTCTAGCCCAAGAGACCATGCGGGTGGAAGGATGTCAGGATTTGTTACTCCGAACATCCAGAGATTGAGAGGTGCAATGGCTAGGCTAAGAAGCATGTTTGTTGGCGTAAGCGACAAGTACGCGATTGAATCGCTCATGAAGCAGAGGATTATCAAGGACGAGAGGGTGAAGTAGAATAGGAACTGAGGATACAGCCGCAAAGCGCGATCCAAATAGAATGCGGGGATGCTTGCAGCTTCCATATAGTTCTTTTTTATCAGGGCGGTCATTACGTATCCGCTGATAATAAAGAATGAAACTACTGCAATAACGCCTGGGTTATATCCATAAAAGGATACTCCCATGTGCGAAATTGCAACGAGAATCGCTAGTATCAGTCGGTAAGTTCCCATTAGAGGGCCTTAAGCAGTTCATCAAAACGCATCATTATGCCCGTGAAGCTTTGCTATGTCATTGGCCGTTGGCAGAGCGCAACACGACATCCCGGAATGCAACTCAGCCGGCTTGCTTACCCATGGACCCGCTAACCGCGGGTTTTTTTACGTCTGGAGAAAGTTATGACCGTGACTGATAAAGATCGCGATGTGCTCGCGCGCACGCTGTGGGGCGAGGCTCGCGGGGAAGGTTTGACAGGGATGGCCGCTGTGGCGTGGACGATCCGCAATCGCGTGGACGACGGCAAGGACAAATCATGGTGGGGCGAAGGTTACGCCGGCGTCTGCCAGAAGCCCTATCAGTTCAGCTGCTGGAATCGCAACGATCCCAACTATCCGTTTCTGAGCGGCGTGCGCCTGATCCCGTTCCGCGAGCTGGCGCAGTGTCGCATCGCTGCTGACCAGGTGATCGACGGCAAGGTGCCGGACCCCACTGGGGGCGCTACCCACTATTACGCGACCACCATGCCGAAGGCGCCGGACTGGGCCGCCAAAGCAAATCGCACGCTAAAGCTGGGCAACCACGTTTTCTTTCGCGACGTTCCTTAATCGCACCGATGCCAGGGTGCCGTCAGTACCGATTCGAATTAGGAGATGAAGATGCAATCTCAGCAATACATTGCCCCGGCGAGCTTGGCGCCAGTAACGCTTGCTGTAAAAGCGAACGGCGGAAGCGTGAAGGTCGAAAAGCAGGTGGGTGTCGACTGGGTTGTATCTGACGTCTTTGCGCAGGACGGCGCCTGGCGTCTCGACCTTGGGTATTCACAAACACGCTTCACGCCAGTTGGCGGCGCGGTATTCGAGATTTCGTCATGAGTCTACTCATCAGCACTGCCGTGCCACGCCGCCGCATCCGCCGCGGTCTCGGATTGTTGGGCGACAGCTTCAGCGCGAACAGCCACACCATTGCTGCCACGGCTTTTGGTACTGAGGCGTATGGCCCCGCCGGCGCGATCGCGGCAAAGACTGGCCTCTTTCCCAGCTACTTGGACAATCAGGGTAAGGTGGGCGACCACTCCGGCCAGTTCATGTCGAGGCTTCCGTCCTGTCTGACGTCACTCACGGCGGATCTTTGGCTGCTGCTGTCACGCACCAACGACAGCACCACGCCTGGCATGACACTCGCTGACAGCAAGGCGAACGTGATGAAGGCGATCACTTCCTTTCAGAACACTCCGGGCAAATACCTTATTGTCGGAACGGGCACACCGCGGTTCGGCACTAAGGCACTGACCGGCCAGGTCTTGTCGGATGCGATCGCTTATAAGGAATGGGTGCTGAACTACGTCCGGCAGTTCGTCCCGGTGGTCAATATTTGGGACGGGTTTACCCAGGACATGACCGTCGATGATCTGCATCCGAACCTGATCGGCGCCGACTTCATCCAGTCCCGCTGCGTGCCGATCATCAACGCCAATTTCGAGTTCTTCGGCGTGCCGCTGCCTACAGATGCTGCCGACTTGTACTCGGCGATTCGCCCGTTCGGCTGCCTGAATGCCAACCCTCTCATGGCTGGCTCGACCGGCGTGATAAACGCATCGGTCAACCCGGTCCCGGGATCGGTGCTTGCGGACAGCTACAAAGCGTCCGGCTCAGGCCTGAGCGGCATCACCACTCGCTGGTACAAAGAGCCCGCGGCATCCGGGGAGGCGCAGTGCATTGAGTTGGCCGGGACCATGGCCGCCGCTGGCGGCTACATTTATCTGCAGCCGGCGGCGAACGTGACGCTGTCGAATCTGCTCGCTGGGGATGTAATTGAAATGGTGTCGGCGCCAGAGATCGTTGGCAACAGTCGAGGCATCCTCGGATGGGAGGCTGAGCTGATCATCACCAAACCCGTGGCGGGTACATCGACCACCATCTATTACCGATCGATGGACAAGTACCAGGAGCCGTTCACCCTGCCAGCTAACTGGAAAGGGGCGCTGGAGACCCAGCGCTATTCGTGTGATGTCACTGAAACAGTCATCACCGCAAGGATGGGGCTTTACCTGGCCGCGGGCATCAACCAGGACTCCAAAGTCAAAGCCGCTCAATTCGGGATTCGCAAGGTCTGAGCCCGGCATTGCGGCCACCCTTTCCGCAGGAAGGCTGGCGCTGGAACATCCGCTTCGCGACACAAAAGGAGCGGCCACCGGGATGCGTCAACATCCCGCTGGCCACCGAACCGCAGACTATCCCTGCAAGTCCAGCCAAGGCTCCCGCTCTGTGCACAAAGCGCGGCGAGCCTAGCACCTGTTTATCTATACAGTAAAGGCTTGCATAAATGACCAATCCGATTGTTCCGTGGATGGGCGGCAAACGCCGCCTTGCAAAACCCCTGCTCGCGCTGTTTCCAGCGCATGACTGCTACGTGGAAGTGTTCGCCGGCGGCGCAGCGCTTTACTTTAAAAGGCTGGAGCCTGCAAAGGTCGAGGTCCTGAACGACATCAATGGTGAGTTGGTCAGCCTGTACCGGGTTGTGCAAAACCACCTTGAAGAATTTGTTCGCCAGTTCAAGTGGGCGCTCAGCTCACGTCAGATTTTCGAATGGCAGAAGATGACCCGGCCGGAAACATTGACCGACATCCAGCGTGCCGCACGGTTCTTCTACCTGCAGCACCATGCTTTCGGCGCTAAGGCGACTGGACAGACATTTGGGACGGCCACTACTGGGCGCCCGATCAACCTGCTGCGCATTGAAGAAACGCTCTCGAATGCGTGGCAGCGCCTGGCCGGTACCTACGTTGAGAACTTGCCATGGTTGAAGTGCGCTGAGAAATACGATCGCCCGCATACGTTCCATTACATGGATCCGCCGTACTGGCAGACGCAGGGGTACGGGACAGAGTTCGGACTCGATGAGTATCAGGCGATGGCCGATTTCATGCGCCGGTGCCAAGGTAAGGTAATGGTCAGCATTAACGACCACCCGGACATCCGCCAGGTGTTCGAGGGGTTCCGGACGGAGGGACTGAGGATTCGATACAGCACGGCGAACCACAGGACGGGGAAAGCCGATGTCACCGGTGAGTTGGCGATTATGAACTGGAAGTAGTCTTAGCAGCTTCGGCCGTTGTCCGCAGACAAGGAGCGTGATGCCTAATCTGCCGCGCTCTGGTCACACAACGCGACAACGGCTTCGTCGGATACCTCAATACTTAGCTCTGGAGAGGTATACGGTGGGGAATTAGGAGGGACCACTATATTGATCAGCTTTAGAACTGTATCCGGAGTAGCGCTTCCTACTTATTTTAGGCTGGAGGGCGCGTCGCAGGCGTACCGGATAACCAGCAATGACGGGACCATAACCTATGTGCGCCCCGTGATTGACGCGCTCGCCCTGATGGTGAGGCTGTGCGCGGAAGAGACCGAGTTTCTCTAGCCGCGACGTGTGAGGCGCCCGCCGACGCTTGTTGCTCCTGCACATCGTGAGATTATTAACTGACTGCGCGCGTCAAAACTTTGCCGATGACTTGGGATTTGAGCAGAGCAATCGGATCGTCTTGCTGCAAGGCCTCCCATGGCATGCTCGGAACCTCGGCCTCTTCTAGGTCTTGAACAAACGTAAGCCCGCCTGCCTCGGTGATTGCTCGTAAACCGGCGGCACCGTCGCTACCCCCACCTGACAGAACTACACCAATTACACGGCTGCGATAGATCGCAGCAGCAGTTTCGAACAGACGATTTACTGCAGGCCTGGCGAACAATACTTTGGGACCATCGCTAAGGTGCAATAGGCCCGGGGCCCTGATTTCCATATGCCGGTTCGGTGGCGCCAAGTAGATGCGCCCCTCTCGCACGGTCTCTCCCTGCTGGCCATAGGTCACGGGCATTAACGCGGATCGCCCCAAGATTGAGGCCATCAGCATCGGGCTAGATGGGCCCGTATGTATGAGGATCAAAACTGCGGCGGCTAGATCGGACGGTAGGTCCCGCAGGATGCTTTCTATAACGCCAATACTTCCCTCCGATCCACCTATCACAATGATGTTTCGTGAAAGCGCCTGCGGTTGTCCTTCCATCTGGTAAATCTCCAATAGATTAAACGATTGATTGCTGCGGCTCTTAGTCGTTCATGTTTTATTACAGGAGCATCGGGAGGGGCGTCCCAGACCAGATGCGAAAGGTCATTGCGTCCTCGACTGGATGTGACAAAAGTGCTGTTGCGCCTATTAGAATTCGCAGCGTGGTTCAGAACGTATGACCTTCCGTCTTGGGCCGACGAAGCGCGATTGACCAGGGCCGCTTGGCTCAGTTAACTGTACGCATATACAGCATCAACAAGCGAAGCATTCCCATGTACGTCCTTATCACTCCACGCCGCCAGATGGGCGTTGCCGTACCGAAAGACCAGCTCAGCAAGATCCCGCCACTTAAAGGCGACGTGCAGATCGTTGAATCTCAATGCTCTGCGCTTGGCCGCATTACTCGGGAAGCCTTCATCTTGAACAGCGTCAGCCATGCCCGGGATGCTTTGCCTCGGCTGCTGGATGCCAACGTGACGAGCATGGGTACGCAGGGACTTATCATCTCCGGCATCGAGCAGGTGGAGGAGGCGTTCTACTTCCAGTCTTGGTGGTGCCGCTTTGAATGACGACGCGATTCCCGACCATCTGGACATTTCACTCGATCAGTTCCTGAACATCCGCGCGCCTGGCACTTACTTGGTGAAAGTCGAAGGTGACAGCATGGAGGGCGCGGGCATTTTCTGTGGTGATCTCCTGATCGTCGACAAAGGGCTCAACCCTAAAGCAGGTCAGGTCATCATTGGCGTCATTAACCAGCAACCGTTGGTGAAGTACTTGGCGTTTGCGGGACGTCAGACGCTGCTGCGCTCGGCTAACCGCAAATATCCCGACCGCTTCATCATGGAAGGGGATGACTTCGATATCTGGGGCGTCGTTACTCACAGCATTCGGGATCACTGGAGGAATTGAGCATGGACGTCAAAGCGCGAGAATTGCAGATCTGGAACGACCTGCTCGAGCACGAGGCTCGGCGCGAATGTGCGATCGATCACTGGGCGGGGGAGTTGGCTGGCCACGCCAAGGCACTGCATCGGATCGGCGTCATCGACGAAGATGAGTTGCGGGAAATGCTCGATTACGCTGACGCAGCGTACAGCCACGTGTCGGAAGACCTCGCGTACCGCGGGTGGTTAAAAGCAGGCGGCTCGGAAAAAGAGGGGAGTTTGTAGGATCGGCAGAACACCGAGATGGGGTATGCCGAAAGCGGTAGCGGCATGAGGAAAGTGATTGCCTGGCAGTTGATAACTCCAGGCGGCATCAACGCCGCCCACTCTTTTGTACGTGCAATTGTACGTACGACACAAAAACAAAAGGCCCGCATATCTGCGAGCCCTTGTTTTGTATGGTGCCGGCACCAGGAGTCGAACCCGGGACCTACTGATTACAAGTCAGTGCGGCAGTTCACGTTTGGTGCCGGGCCGCCCTAGGCTGGCCAACATGTTGTCTTACGTTTTGCATCATTGATTCTAAGGCTGGCGTCGGACTGAAGGCCCAGTGGTTATTACAGCAACCAGTTGAACCGATACATCTATATGGATGCAGTGGCATGATATAATCGTACATGCCCATCCATGCCTAGAGCATTAAATGCCCTCGTCGCAGCTTGAATATTGGAGCCGTCACTGGCACTTGGTCTTCGATGCAGTCATCTGCCGCACATGCCAGGCTGCTCAGGCAGTACAGTTCAGACATGAACCGTTTTTGCACTCGTCCACTTGCCCATATCACGCCCTCGGGCGCACTCCTTGGGATGATTTAGATTCCGCCCTGCGTGCAATTGCTTGGCGTAGCGGATACGTTCAGGAGGTGGCGCGAGACGATACACAATAGGCACGCCCGTAAAATTTGCTCGGGTTATGTCATCCAACTAGATCACCCGGCATGACCCGCCTGTTAGATCTTGGTCGATTCTCCATGGCCCAACCGGGCAACGCGGTTTTTTCCTTGGCGCTTAGCCTCATAAAGCGCAGCATCTGCAGCTTGAAGTAATTGCGTCTGGTCCGTCCCATTGAGTGCCGTTGAGGCAACGCCAAAGGATGCGGTCACGCCCAACGTTTGCTGTCCCACTGTCGGGGTCATAGCTTCAAGCGAAGCGCGAATTGTCTCGGCGCGCATCATGGCGTCTTCGAGGGCGCATTCCGGCAAGATGATCATTAGCTCTTCACCGCCAAACCTACACACCACATCAGCCCCTCTCGTCATGCTCACCAGCAAGGATGCAGTGCTGCGTAGCACTGCATCGCCAGCAGAATGACCATTCATGTCGTTGAGCATTTTGAAGTTATCCAGATCAAGCATGATGACACTAAGTGCTGCCCCCCCTCGCCTGACTTTCGAAAGCTCACGCTCTAGGGTTTCCTCCATGAAGCGACGGTTATACAGCCCCGTAAGCGGATCTTTGATTGACTGGATCTGCAGGACTTGGCGCATACGGCCGTTCGCAAGTGCGAGGGCTGTCTGCTCTGCAGCAGCTTCTGCAAACTGTCGGCTGAGCTCGAGGTCTCCGTAGCCGGCTAGATACCGAATGTGCAAGAGTCCTAGTGTTTCGCCGTACGCTATCAGCGGTAAGCACCAGTGGACATCCCCATCTGACTCTGGCGCGGAAGAGTAATGCGCGCATCGCAGTTCATGAGGATGCTCCACCAGATGAGGATGGCCCCGACGTATGGCCCAACAATCTTTCGGTGCCATTGTGGGGTAGGAGGGAGCACGCGTTATGTCCCCCCAGCTCGCTGCCGGCAGAAGGACGTCGGCTGAGTTCCTGTAGAGGTACAAATCACCGGTGCTGCCTTCCAGGAGCTGTTTGCAATAATCGCTTGCTAACTGCAGCGTCTCCTCTTGGCTCATCTCCGTTTGCAGCAGTCGGGCCATCTCGGCAAGCAGGCCTATTTCCGTGTTTCTCCGCTCCAGATGTTTCAGACTTTGGTTGAGACGGGTGCTTGAGGAAATGACTTCAGCTGCTGACTCGGCTTGACGCCTGATGGTCCTGCGCATTGACACGTAAATAAAGCGACTGAGTACGAGCGTAAGCACGAAGCTTGCGAAGGAAATGGCAACTGCCCAGATCAGGTTCTTATTCAGTTGGTTGTCCAGCGTAGCGACCTCATCAATTTCAGATTCGATCATGTCGACGCTAATCTCGCGCACCTGGTCCATGAGATGTTTCCCGTTGCCGGTGGAAACCTCCGCGGCAGCAGCAGATGCACCTTGCACGCTGCGGAGCTTTACCACCATGTCCAGGTGGCCCAGTTTCATCATGGTGCGCTCGATGAACTCTTCGACCCGCGCTAACTCTTCAGGCGGGTCGTTTTTGTACTCCGCGCGAATTTTTTTGATAGCGCTAGGAAGTTGCGAAGTCGCCAGATAATAGGGTTTCAGGAAGCTATCGTTCCCTGTTAGCGCATACCCTCGCTCGCCCGTTTCCGCATCCACGAGTAATCCCTGGACCGTTCGGATACTGTCAAGCTGTCGCTCAACCAGGTTGCGTTCGTTACGCGTCTCGTTCGTCCAAAACAGCGTAAAAGGGCCGACTGCAGCTGTCACGGACATCACCAAGGTGGCCGTCGCTGCTGCGATAAGAAGATGGGGTGTGCGGTGGGGCATCGTCGACTCCAATATGGTTCAGATGGTTATCGGCTCGCTGAGCGAATAGCCGAAACTATTCGCGCTAAAGCTGCTGAACGGTCAGGAAGGGGAGTTTCGCCGAAGCCTCGGCCCATATCCGACAGGGCCGTGTGATCTTAGACTGCACGCTGGTCCAATCTAATCTACTAACCGATTTAACCTAAGTCGCTGCATGCAGGCCTTTTAGCACTGATAGAAGGGGAATTCCGTGGTCCACCGCCTGCTTAACTCAAATACTGATCCGCAACGCATCATTTGCTCTTTGCCGCTGGCCCGCGATCTGCAGCACGTTCTACAGGAATATCTGCAGCAGATCTGGGCTGCGGACGACATTACCGCGCTGACCCACGTCCATGGCCGGGCCCTTGGTCTAGGGCAAGGGTTAGGGTGCGCAAACGCCATTTCTCCAACGCAATTCCGCATGCTCGCTGACGCCTTTACCCGGGCTTTCGAAGACCGTCTTACGTTATTAACGATGACCGCGCCGGCCCTGGGCGGCTGGACCGCACAACCCTAAGGTCCCCCTGACTTGGTTACGGAAAGTCCATAGAAGGCAGGCCCAGCTTCAGTCGCGCGATCACGATTTGGGTAAGCTTCATCACGGCTGTCATACCACCGGTCAGAATGCTATCAAGCGCTGCAGCCATTAGCCGTTACCACGTAGGTAGCGTCAGGGATGGCGAAATAGTGCTACGACGGACACGCTGACACTCTCGGGCGAGAGGCCAGCCACCTGAACCTCAGTGCCATGATCGACCTTACTGTTTGGAACCTCACGCTCCCCGTTGAAACGCCACCTTTGACCACCGCCGCGGCGCGGCCAAAGCTGCAGACCGCTTACTTCACCAACACCGGCGACAAGGTTGTGTTCTGGTCTCCAGTAACCGGCTCGCATACAGGCAACAGCGATTTCCCGCGTTCAGAACTACGAGAAACCGCGACTGATGGCAAAGCTCGCAATTGGCTATATACGAGCGGCCTGAACACTCTCAAGGGGACGCTGTCGGTGAACCAAGTACCCTCTACGGGAAGGGTAGTGGTCGCGCAGATCCATGCCAAGGACGCCGCTACCCCCCTGCTTAAGGTGGTGTACCGCTATTCAAATGGTATTGGCAGCATTGACTTGGAATACCGCCTTAAGCCTGCAGATGCTAAAAGTCCTGTTGCCTATACGGTGAGCAATGTTCCGCTCAACAAATCTTTCGCTTACGCCATTCAAATGAACAAGCAGGGCAAGCTGACGGTGCTGATCAATAATGCTGGCCCGCAACTCCAGTTGGCGCCCGCCTGGTATAAATATGCCTTCTACTTCAAGGCTGGCGCGTACACCTTGGACAACGTCGGCCACGCCACTGAAGGTGGCAAGGTCACCTATACCCGCTTAGAGGCAAGTCACAGTCAGTGACTTTTATTCCCCCTATAGACTGTTGCTCTATGGTCGCCAGCATGGATTGCTAGCTACTTCGCGTCTGTGCGGACCCTGGAGAAAACTGGCCGCTTCCGATATGCACCGCGGCGGTGCCGCAGCGGTAGCGGTAAACCAGAGGGCGGAATCGACCCTTTCAATAGGCAAAATCAGTTCCGAAACTCAAGCCACGCCCCTCGTAGAATGCGGTCTGTAGCCCAGCGGTTTTGGAAAAGTATGGGAACGCCAATCACCTCCAAAGATGCGGCCCGCTGATTTTTAAATGACGGTCTTGAAATCCGGTGTTCGATCGACAGGTATATGGGTAATGGACGTTGGCAGATCGCCGGAGGGTGCAGCCGAGTCTGCGCCCGATGAGGGAGGAATACTCCCCCAAAACGCAACTGTTTGGACCAGTGTTTATTGAGTTCAGAAGAGTCGAAAAGAAGAGCGATTTAGAAGGGGTTTTTGAGGGGTAAAGCGTTGATTGTGAAGGGATTAAAGCATTCTTATGCCGAGTCCCATGCCTTAATACCCGCGCGTCTGACTTCAATCTACCGGGTGTTGAAGCGACAGCATGGAGAAGTCATCTGCGGCTGGCTTTACCAATCAATTTGATCAGCGCTGTTTTTTTTGTCTCTGATGTTTCATATCGAGCAAGCTCTATAAGGTAGTCTTGTGCCGCCTCTCCGCCGGCCTCCGCTATCGCAGCATATATGTCACTGCGCTGCCTGTCCGAGGTAGAGCGTTCGGCACACTCTATCAAGAAGTCAACGCCTATGTTGCCTTTAACAGTCATGGTGATTCCTTCATCGCAGGCTGCTTTTGAGCACAAGCACGGCCCGGTATATTGAGACGCAGTAAGGTAAGAGCTCAGTCATCCAGCAGTCGGCCATCGTGGTCAACGCTAGGTTTCCATGCGTCGGCCGCGTCGTTCACGGCGATCACCAACCCATAAAATTGCTCTTCATCGATAATGTCGAGTTGATGTAGCTGCTCGATGTAGTTAAGGGTTAGTACCGCGTAGTGCTCTGCATATGCAGAACTTGGCGCTGTGCGGATACAGCTGATCAGCGGCTCGACGCGTTCCGCATAACGTTCGGTCATGGGCATTCGGTAATCCTAATGACTGAAGCCGGAGAGCCGGTATTCGGACTACCGGCCTCGGAGCAATCGTCATGCGATCTGGACAAATCGCCTGGGCACGGCGATTGGATGCAGCGCCGACGGCGGTAGGTTAGCCCATCGTTATCCGCTGCGAACTGTGCTATGACTAGGGGTGAGGCAGTTCACTAAAGTGCGAGCGCGCTCGGGTCCACTTCGCCTTTATTCGCGTGCATAGTGCGAGGCGTCCAGGCATCCATACCAGATGCATTTAAAGCGGCGGTGATTTGGACCGACAGCACAGCACTCAGGCATCTTTCCATCTAACCTCTGTTATGCCGAACCGCTCCGCTTTCGGTTTACATAGCTTTATTACGGGTTCACGCCGATATTTTGGTATCTCTCCAAAACCAGCATCGACAGTCGCCCAGTGCCAAGCTTCCTCGTTGTTCATGGCACCGGCTCGCACGTAGAAG